ATGGCAATGGGTGGCGGCGGCTCGACATACAAGAGCGCCGATGGAATCTGGCACGCCGCGATAGACATAGAGCCCGACAGGGCCACCGGGCGCAGGCGGCGGCTCACGGCCCAAGGCAAGACCAAGGCGGTGGCGAACGCGAGGCTCAGGATGAAGCTGGACGCATACGTGCGCAAGGGCCTCACGCCGAACTCGCCGTCGCCGCGCCTCATGGACTGGCTGGAGACTTGGTACCATGAGCGGGCCGAGGCCAACCTGCGTCCGAACAGCAGGCGAAGCTACGAGAACGCCATCGTGCGGCTGAACAAGATAGCCGGCGCGAGGCGCATCAGCTCGCTGGGCCACAAGGACATGGCGGCCATTCAGGACGGCCTGAAGTGCTACAGCCCGAAGACGGCCACGCTTACTTGGTCCGTCCTGAAGAACGCGCTTGAGGCCGCGCGTGACGAAAACCTCATACGAACGAATCCGGCCAAGATGGTCCGCCCGGTGTCGGGCAGGCGCAGGCCGATGAAGGTCCTGTCCCCTGCGCAGGCGGCGGAGCTGATAAAGGCGGAGCCCGACCCGATGTGGCGTCTCAACTGGCTGCTCGCCTTCGCCACCGGGCTGAGGCAGGGCGAACGGCTCGGACTGACGATGGACGAGCTGACGACGTTGAACGGCAGGCGCGCCTTGGTGATCGACCACCAGTTGCAGCGAATCCCGGACTCAAGGAAGGCGGACTGGCCTCTGGGCGAGGACGTGACCGATCTGGGCAATGGCTTCTGGCTGTGCCCGCCCAAGACGGACAGCGGCGAGAGAATCGTGGTCTTGGACGACGTGATGTGCGGGGCGCTGGACGAATGGCTCACCATACGCAGGCAAAAAGGCGTGGACTCCCCCATGCTGTTCGTCACCGGCCGTGGCACGCCCATCGACAGGCGAATCGAGTACTTCCACTGGGACAAGGCGCTGCTGCGAATCGGCATAGTGAACGGCGAGGATGGCGTCAGGCTCAGGCCGCACTCCGCGAGGCACACGGCGGACACGCTCTTCGCCAACGCCGGCGTGCCGGAGAGCGCCCGGCTCGCGCTGATGGGCCACAGCGACGGCGCGATGGACAGCGTGTACCTGCACGCGGACACCGAGGCACTGCTGAAGGCCAGCGAGGGCGCGACCGGTGCGCTGAGGCTGACCGATTAGTCCTTATATATAAAGGACCGGCCCGTAGGTCAACGGGCCGGTCCTTTTCGCATATCGCCCGCCTCCTGTGTCACTTGGGCGTCGGCGGGTCAACCGGCAGGTTCGCCACCCACTCGTCCAGATCAGCGCGGCGGATGCGCATGGTCGTGGAGCCCGCGTAGCAGGCGGGCATGTCGCCGTTGAGCACGGCGGCCCTCACCACCCTCGCGGGTATGCCGGAGAGCGCCCCGGCTTCGGGCACGGTCAGGGTCAGTCTGTCGCGCAACGGCGGCTCCTCGATATGGCTTGTCATGCCTTAGCCTGTGCGGGTGCTACAGCGGCTTAGAGTCGGCGCAGTCCCCCGGCATAAGGAAGATTGGCGTCATAATGTTGCGCGACCTGCAACTCCTGCTCCAGAGCTTTGACAAGACCCGGCTTTATGCAGGGTGCCTTCTTTGTCGTGTCAAGTACCAATGACGGCGTGAAAAGCTCCGCATATTCGGCCAAGGCTCTGTCGTGTGTGACCAGTGTGAGGCCATTGTTGACGCAGTGGCTCAATAGAGTCATATCCCACGCCGTGTTCCAAGCCGCAGCAGCCATCCCATCTGGTGAATCATTGCCTGAGAGATGTGTGAGACGTCTAAGATCGAAAGAGGCACAGCCCTTTTGCAGAAGATGAATAAACTTTGAGGTCTCCTCTTCGGGGTGCGCAGCGACGCTCCTGTGGGACAGGCAGCCCAAAAGCGCCGCGTATGATGCCAGATGGCTCTCATAGGCGATCTCCAGAGAAGGACGTTCCCCTGCCCCTGACCCGAGAAGTGTGAAGACTTCTCTCGCGTAGGACAATGCCTGTGACTTCGGTTCGTGCGTGCGCTGCATGAAAGCCTCACAGACACCCACGCCATAATCGACGCGCGTGCCCGCCTTCAACTCCTCCAGAAGCCAAGAAGGCAACAAGTCACCGGCCTGCCTTCCATAGGACAGGCCGGTGACCAGTTGGTTGACGATATTGCAGTCCAGCGCATAGCCAGCACCTTCGAGCGCTCTGTAGAAATGCTCCGTCAGTCCTCCATAAGCGCCAGCTTGCGCAATGCTTCATACTTGTCGGCAAACGTCATGCGCGTCTTGGAGCCATTGGTGTATTCGATTTCAACCTCATAGCGCAGGAAACCGGCTTCGCCGGCGCTTCGCTCATTCACTGATTCTATATAAGCGCGAGCACCCGCGAGGTCGGTGAAGGCTTGCGAGATGCCCCAGAGGGTCAGAACGCGGACCTCCTTGACACGTCGGTCGAGGGAAGCATCGAGCACATGCGTAAAGGTGTCGAAGGCGTCGGCTTGCAGATCGAAAAGCCGTTCCTTGATGGCGTTGATACTTTCCTTGGACAGCGCGTCATAGCGGCGCACCTGTTCCTTCACCTGAGCGTCGGGTGTATCCTCCTCCCAATAGGCGTCAATGCCGGCGACCGCGAAGGCATCAACGATGGCTTCCAAGGGAAAATGCACAACCACAAACCCCTGCGAGGTCAACTGATCTAGGGAGTTCTGAGTGAAGTCGCCAGCGAGCACCGTACCCATAAAGGGCGCATCGTCTGCAAATCTCTTGGCGCAGGCCAGTACAGCCGAGGATATTTCCTGAGCCTTGTTCTTCGAGTGCTTGGTGTATCGACGCCAAGCGACTTCTATAAACGCTCGCGGCTTGCCAAGCACCTCTTCGCTGCCGCCTTCCTCCACCACGAGGTCAAGGTCGTGATAGTTGCCCAGAGCGTCCTCGACATGAATCTTTCTCCTATTGCCGCGAGCCGGGCGGGGATGAATGGAGTCGAGATACATGCCATGTTTGCTGACGACCGGCCTGACCTTCTCCACTGTGGCGATTTCCAGAAGGTCGCCTATGATCTGCCCAAAACGATGCGTTGGCGATGTAGCCATCTCAGCCCTCCATCCAGAGGTACCCCTCCTTCAAGGGCACCCTGTGCTTGCGGTTTTTCCATTTGATGTTGCGGTCCCGAGTCTTCTCGAAGGTGTAGTCGCCAAAGCCTGCCGCTTGGGCCAAACGACCGAGCCAGTCATCTACGGGCACATAAACCCCATAAGGGGCGGAGTCCCCTATGACGAAACACACGCGGGAACCCGGTTTGCAATAGGCGCGAAGGTTGACGAAAACCTTGGCAAGGTCGAGGAAGTACAGCACGATCATGGTGTGGTAGTTCTTCTTGCCACCATGATTTTCACGCTCGGCTTCCATGCGCTTGCACACATCCAGAATTTCATCATGGATTGGCGCGAGCAGGGGGTCCTCGATGAACTCATAGGTATGCGGTTTCTCCTTGGAGACCGCTTGGGAGCATGAGCGGACAAGATTGCTACGGACAAGACTTTGCAGGTCACCCCAGCCCTTGATGTCGCCCAGCACGCTCAGCTCAAGCCTTGTGGCGTCCGCATAATCGTAATTGTTGGCATAGGGTGGCGAGGTGAGCACCAAATTCACCTCACCATCCAAACCGCTGTAGCGCTCGCGGGAATCCTGCGCGGCCACTTGGGAGAGCTTCAGGGCCCCACTATTCTGCATGAAGATCATGTCGTCGGCCATCAGGTCGATTTGGCGCAGGTACGCCTTAAGGGTGTCGGACACCTTCGCCTTGGTTCTGCTCGGCAACACATACTGCCACGTTGCGGTACCAGCATGGGATACGCTGCGCAGGATGCAAACGAAGGCCACCCAAGCGAGCAAGTACTCGGGCGAATCCTCCTTGGTTCGCTCCAGAGCCTTCCGCAAGTGGTCAATTTCCAGCAAGTTCTCCGGGCTGTAGCATTTCTCCACAAGGGGTGGGTACTCGTAGAGGGGTTCGTCTATGGACATCGCAAGGTCTGCGATTTCCTGCCCTTTGGCGGCGAAGGCCAAGGCATCCGTGTTCCAAGAGAGCTTGGCGGCGTCAATCCTGTTGACCAAGGGGTGCGATTCAAAACCCAAGGATGCCACGCCGGTCTGATCGGCTGCGAGCATAGTGGTGCCGCTGCCGGCAAAGGGGTCCAACACTTTGTATCCCTTTGGTTTGCCCTTGCGCTCGTAGTCTTGGCGAATCACGTCCTCGGCCCACTGTCCCGAATAACCGGCGGTATACCGATACCAGCGGTGGATAGGTAACTTGAGGTTATCCGCAAAAGTGGTGGACGTATCCATGCTTGTGTCTGCCATAATGGCAACAGTCTAACAACAGCTCGCGGCAAAGCGCGTTTTACCTCTTCCTTGCATGTCGCCCCGGTCGTCTCTTCGGTCCCCTGATGGTCCTGCCGACCGACATTCCCAGCAAACCCCACAGCGGCACCAGCGGCACCAGTGGCACCAGCCAGTCGGGCAGCCGCTCCACCGGACCGGGGTCGCCGTCCGAAGGAGCATCCGTGCGCTCGCCGGTGACGAGGAGCCTCTGCGTGTTCACCCCGTATGGCGTGCAGGTGTAGAGGGTCACGAGGTCCCGCCCCTTCTCGATGGCGAGCGGCCTCACGTCGTCCGGCCCGGTGACCCTGATGTCCGTCACCTTGTAACGCAGCCGCTCCCCCTGCACGTCGATCTCGAACAGGTCGCCTTTCTTGGCGAGCCCAAGGTTCGTGAACATCAGCCTGTCCGCCAGACCCCGGTGGGCCGCGACGACCGCGTGCGTGGATTCGCCTCCCACCGGCAGCGACGTCCCGTAGAGGTGCCCCGCCGACCTCTCCAGCGTGGCGGCGTCCGTGCCGTGGCGCACCGGCAGGCTGATGTGCAGCCTCGGATAGCGGACCGCCCCCATTGTGCCCTCGCCGTCCGCGTCGAGCAGCCCACGGTACTCCTTGTCTCCCCCGCTGTACGAGGTCCCCGAGAAGGTGTCCCCGGCCTCGCCAAGCACCGACTGCGGCCTTGCCGAAAGGCCCTCGTTGTACGCCTTGGCCTCCTCGATCATCCGCCTGCCGTCTGGTGTGGGCAGGGCCGCGGCCTCGGCGCTCGCGGTCTGCCCGGCGGAGTCGATGGCTTGCAGGACGAATGGTGCGCTGAGCGTCAGCCCGCCGAGCAGCAGGAGGACGACGCCGAGCCATCCGTAGATGTCACGTTTCATAATCCGCCTTCCAAGCGAGCGATGGAAAAGGCCACGACCGGGGGAACCCGGAACCGTGGCCTTGGCTTCCGAAGGGGTCTCGGGTCCATGTTGTCCTCCAAGTTCAGCTGTTCACGTCGCAGAAAGGGTTCCTTTCGGGGAGCCCCTTTTTCATATGCGTGTTTCCGCCGTTCGTTTTGCACAGTCCTTCTCATAAAGGAGCCACGCATGTATGAAGCCGTCAAGGTCGCCTTGGACCCAACACCGTGCCAGTCTCGCCGGCTTGAGAGCCACGCGGGCGCGGCACGGTTCGCATACAACGTGACGCTCTCGCACATAAAAGACTCTTACATGGCCGGAGAGAAGCAAGGCTGGTCTTTTTATTCGCTCCGCAACTGGTGGAACTCAGCGAAAGACGCGCTGACGCTCAACGAGGAGTCCGGCGAGGTCTGGTGGCCCGAGAACAGCAAGGAGGCATACAACAGTGGCCTCGAATCATTGGCCAACGCCCTGAAGAACTTCTCCAAGTCCCGCAAGGGGCAGCGGAAAGGCCGCAGGATGGGCTTCCCACGCTTCAAATCCAAGGACAAGGCAGTTCCCAGATTCGCGTACACGACCGGCTCGTTCGGCATCATCGACCACGACCCATACGCACTAAAACTCCCGAAGATCGGCCGCGTCCACTGCTTCGAGAACGTCGCCAAGCGCGTCGGTGACGCCAAGATCGTCCGCATGACCATCTCGCAACGGGCCGGACGCTGGCATGCGAGTATCTGCGTTGAAAAACCGGATGCCGAACCGAAGAGTCCACTGAAGGGTGGCACGGTCGGCATTGACCTTGGCGTCAAGGAACTGGCAACGCTGTCGGACGGCACCGTAGCGCACAACCCACACGCGCTCAGACGCAACCTGCGCAAGCTCAGGTACGAGCAGCGGAATCTGAGCCGTAAGACCAAAGGCTCGAACCGTCGGGCGAAGGCTCGATTGCGCGTCGCCAAGACATATAAGCGGGTCTCCGACCTGCGGTCGGACTCGATGCATAAGCTGACCACGGCGATAGCCAAGTCTTGGTCGGACGTCTGCATCGAGGACCTGAACGTGGCGGGCATGCTGCGCAATCATCATCTGGCGCAGGCCGTCGCGGACGCCTCCTTCGCGGAGTTCCGACGCCAACTGACCTACAAAACCGCACGCACCGGCGCGAGGCTCCATGTCATCGACCGCTGGTGTCCAAGCTCGAAGACGTGCTCGAACTGCGGGACGGTGAAAGCCAAACTGTCCCTGTCCGAGCGCGTCTACCATTGCGACAAGTGCGGACTTGACATGGACCGCGACCTGAACGCGGCCATCAACATCCAAGTCGCCGGGAGTGCCCCGGAGACGTTAAACGCGCGTGGAGGAAGCGGAAGACGGGCCGACGCATCGCGTCGGGCAACGCGGCATCCGATGAAGCGTGAACCAAGCGGCGGCGAGAGTCGCGTGAGGCTTGGAGCTGGCCTTGGCAACGAGGCCATGCAGATGACTTCGCTCTAGCGACAAGCTAAAACAAAGTCATCTACAACGGTCTGTGCCCCGGAGGTCGTTTTACGCGCGGCGCTTGCGCGACAGAATCAGGGCCGTTCCGCATGCCATGAGGACTGCGGCGACCGAGGACATCAGCGCGATGCCGGCGGCACCCGTCTTCGGCAGGTCCTTGAGGCTCTTCGCGTTGGCGACGGTGACGCGGCCCGCGTTGGCGTCGGCCTTGGCGTCGAAGGACACGAGGCGGGATGCGCCCAGATCGGTGACGTTCATCTTCGCGGCGTTGCCGTTCCCCTCGTCAAGGGTGGCGCTCACCTTGAAGGAGGGCAGCAGCAGACCGATGTAGCCCTTCGGGGCCTTGGCCTCGGTGAAGGTGTAGTCCCCGCCGTACAGGCCCTTGATGGTGGTCGCGCCGCCGTTCAGCGTCTTGCTGTTGACGGTGATGCGGTCGAGCGCGGACTTGTCGGTGGAGTCGGCCACGGCGTAGGTGCCGTCGTCCAGCTTCGTGAACCTGACGGCCTTGCCGTCCTTGTCCGTGACGCCGAACTCGGCACCGTCGATGGCGGCCTTGGTGGCGTTGTCGATCTTGGCGATGCGGACGGAGGATGTGTAGACATGGGTCTTGTCGGTCCTCTTTTCGGTGCTGGCCGGGTCCTGCGGGTTGCTGCCGATGGTCCAAGTGACGGCGTTCTCGTTGCCGGTGCCGCCGATGACGGCGTTCCTGTTGAGCTTGGCGGAGTATTCGAGCACCACGACCTTGCCCTCGAACTTCGCGGCGTCGGCGTCGAGCAGGTTGTTCTCATTGTAGAAGCCGAAGGCGACCGTGGTGCCGTCGCCGCCCTTGGTGGCGGTCACGGAGTAGTCGGCCTTGGTGCCCTTGTCGTCAAGGGCCCAGACGGTGCGGTTCCCGTCCCTGTCGGCCTTGGCGGGGACGAGGGCCTGCTTGGTGGCCTCGTCCAGAGCGCCGCCGTTCGCCGGGGCGTCGTAGGTGTACGCCTTCACGCTGGAGATGTCGAACGTCTGTCCGGCGTTCAGGCTGTCGCTGGCCTTGAGGGTGCGTCCGGCGTCGTAGCCGGTGGTCCAGATCGGGCCGACCTGCACGCGGTAGTTGATGACGTCACCGATGTTCGCCTTGGCGCTGGCCCTGTCGTCCGCGACCTCGGCGGTCGCGGAGCCCCTGACGGACTCGATGGTCTTGGCGGTCTCATACGGCAGCACCTTGTACTCGACCTTGCCGAGGTCGCCGGTGGCCGGCTGGGCCTGTCCATCCTTGGCGAAGCTGTACTTGGTCACGGTGCCGAACGTGGTGCCGGCCAGCGACGGGGCGGCTGATTCGGAGCCGATGGCGGTGTCGAGAATCAGGTAGACGCCCGGAGTCAGGCCGTCCGCGGTCTGCTTGGTGGGTGCGCCTGCGGTCGGGGTCAGCGTCTTGGCACCGGCGGGGAAGGCGTTGTTCTCCTTCAGCGATGCGGTCAGCTTGGTCACGAAGTCGCGCAGTCCGCCCGCCCAAGGGGAGGCGTCCGAGTCAAGCAGGTTGCGGGCGACCCAATCCATCGGGTTGGCCTCGTCCAGTGTCGTGGTGGCGTCGCCCAGAGCCACCTGCCAGCCGTCCGCACCCTTGTCGGCGTCGGGGAACGCGGCCTTGACGGCTGCGGTCACCTTGTCGGCGTAGCCGGTGCCGGTGGACACGGCGTACTCGTTCAGGGTGTCTCCGGTCGCCACCGCGGAGGTGTACGGCGCGAGCAGGTAGGCGTTGATGGTGTGCTTCGAGATGTCGGTCCTGCCGTCCGCCGATTCGACGGCGATGGTGCCGTCGTTGGCGAAGGCGTCGATGCGTGTCCGCGTCGGTTGCGTGGCGTTGGCTGCGGCCAGCGGGCCGAGGGCGAGCAGCGATGCGACGGCGGCCAGAGCGCCCAGACCTTTCTTCAGTCCTTTGTTCATAGCGGTTGACTCCTGCCGGAAGGCGCTGACGCGCACAGACGGTCCGGCAGACCTTTCGGCATGGACTGTGCGAACGGCCTGCCGGACAGCCCACGGTGGAGTCCGCGCCATGCGGGCTCCGTCGAAAGGCGGATTATGGATGTCAGCAACAGAAGGCGCGAGCCCAACGGGAGGTTCGCGGACGAGGACGGAGGCCCCCTCGATTCGGTGGGCGACCTGACCGACGCGGGCGAGACGGCCGACGGCGACGTGGCGGTCGGTCTGCCGGGCGACGGCGGACTCATGGAGGGGGTCGAGATCGGGGCGAGGCCCACCCTGCGCGGGTCCGACTCGCTGGGATACGAGCCGGTGCCCCGCAGCCTGTCGGACGGCCTGTGCCCGCACACCGGGAAGGTCGCGTACCCCAGCGAGGACAACGCGGCCAAGGCCCTTGCGATAGTCCGACGGAACAGCGCCATCGACCCGCGACGCCACGAGAGGTCCTACTACCGATGCCCCACCTGCCACGAGTGGCACCTGACGAGCCACGACTGGGACGACGCGGGAAGCATCAGGTTCGACGGCGTGGAATTGGCGGCGCAGCACCGCGAGGAGTTCCACAAGGGTCTGGCGTGGCTCTGCCCGGAACGCAGGGGTGAGATTCCGAAGGACGAGTACAGGGCCAAGCGCGGGTCGGTCCACATGCTCATGCGGTCGTTCGACCGCGCGGGCATACCCGTCGAGGACTGGTCGAACCCTTGGCTCTGGGCCTGCGCCCGCAAGGCGACGCTGCCCTTGGACGACGGATTCGAGGCCCGCTGCAAGAGGTTCACCCTCGCGGCGAAGAGGCTCCGGTCGGAGAACCCGAAGGGAACGGTGCGCGGCGACGCGAAAAGGACCGTCGCCAACTGGCTCAGCAAGGGTCTGGGCGACCGGGCCGTCGGGAACCGCGGGCTGCTGCTCCGCTCCCCCGCGCCGGACTGGATGGTCTCGGCGGCCCGGAGGGCCGAGGACGAGCGCCGTGGCCTCGACAGGCTGCGCGACGCGGGCAGCGCCATGCGGAGGGTCGCGGCGGCGAGCGGCTTCGCCAAGGCGAGCTGAGCGACAAAAGACCACCGTTGCGAAACGGTGGTCTTTCTTTTGTGGAAGAGGTCAGTCCATGTCGGCGGCGTCAAGCGTCTCGACGCTGCCCTCGGCCTGCAACCCGAGGTCCTGAAGGAACCCGATGTACTCGCGGGTCTCGTCGGCGTGCCCGCGCCAGTCCTCCAGCATGTCGTCCGGTTTCATGCCGGGCAGCTCAGGTATCCAGTAGGACAGCACGGCGACGTCGCCGGACACGTCCTCGCCCGCCTTGGCATGCACCGCGATGTTGCGGACCATCATCGCCAGCGAGGCGTCCTCGCCACGGGAGGCGATCTCGCGGCTCAGCGGAACGAGGTCGGCCAGACCCACCTTGCTCTGGTCGCCGTCGCCGTTGGCGAACGTGGCCGCGAAACGGGCGTCGAACGCCTTGGCGAGCCGGTCGCCGGTGTCCCAGTCCCCGCCGCCCAGCCAAGCGGCGGCCTGCTCGCCCTGCGAGGTGATGGTGTCGGCGTCCACCACGGCGACGGCCTGCAAGCGGCGGCTCGCCGGGTCAACGGAGAGCAGGTCGAGCATGGCGAGCTCGATCAGCACGCGGGTCTGGTAGACGGCCATCGGCTCGCCCAACTGCCTTCCCCAAGCCACGGGTGGCAGATACGGGTACGGCAACTGGTAGAGGGCCAGCGAACGGTCGTGCTCCTCGCCGTAGGCGGAGTAGTCCGGCACCGGGACCGAGGCGCTGGGCGTGACCGCCACCAGCGACGGGTTCGGTGCCGTCTCCCCTCCCACGAGGGTCGCCCAGTACTCGTTGTCCGCGACCAGATTGCCCACCTCGGTGCGGAAGAAAAGCCCCATGTCGGGAATCGGCTTCATGTTGCGCCTCCATCTTGAGGGTTCGTTCATTCGACTAAGACTGTGCAATGCCTCCGCGCCGGGAGCCTCCTATTGGAAATCTCAAGCCGTCAACCCGTAGGACTCGGCTACTTTGAGCAGCCAGTCGAACGTGGATTCGAGGCCACCGACCGACAAGCCCTCGATGCAGGTCTCGGTGTCGTCAACCTCACCATTGTCGAGAACCGGCATCTGCCAGTCCACATCAAGGTCGCACTGCATGATGGAGTTCACCGGTTGGAATACGACGCCGGCGTAAGCGGAATATCCGTCCGGCGCTTCCTCGTCCGGCAGCCAGCCTATCGCAAGCGCCCATGTGTCATTCGGGTAGCAAGAGCCCTGATCTGTGAGAACGTGGTACCAACAGCCGGGCTCACGGGTCTTCAAGGCTTCCTGAGCGGACTTGAGGAACCAGTCGTGGAGCTTGGTCTCCGATTCTTGCGATGCCATCGTGGTCTTCCTTTCGTGACATTCGGTCTGACCTTCTATGGAGGGCATGGCGCGGATTGCCGTATTTTCGGTTTTAATTGGGGTGCGATGACCGATTGCAGGGTCAATTACCGGTGGAAACCGGATGTATGCGTGAGATTTTCCTGCTTTTCCAGCAACCGGAGCACCACGAACGGAGACCATTTAGAAGTAGACGTATCTGAGCGTCCTTCCCTGCTCGGCGGTGAAGTGCCTTGAGAACCACCGTCCGTCGCCCATCTCGATGGTCTCGAACGAGCCGTCGCCGTCCAGCTTGGATATGACCGCGACGTGCCCGTAGACGGCCGATGCGCCGAACTGGCCCCGCTTGAACGAGATGATGTCGCCCACATGCCTCGGCTGCGTGCCGACCCAGTAGCCCTCGGCCTTGGCGCTGTCGTACCAGTCCGCGCCGTTGCCGAGCCACGAGGAGACGGGCAACCCCATCTCGTGCCGCTTCTCGTATGCGCCCCAAGTGCAGTTCGCTGCGGCGTACATGTTGCCGACGTCCTCGACCGTGTGGTTCGGGTCGAAGTCCGTGGGCACCGCGTCGCCGTCCGCGTCGATCATCGCGGACACCTTGTCGTTGTGCGCCATGATGCGGGTGAGGTGTTCGGCGTCGATGTCGTCGCCCAAGTCCCACGAGCCGCCGCCCACGGGCGTCCTCTCGCTGGAGCGGGATGCGGCGTCGGCGGGCCTCGTCTTGGTCTGCTGCGGGCCGTCGCCGTCGAAGTCCGACATCTCGGTCGCGGAGGCCACGGCTGGTGGCCGGTTCGCCGCCACGCAGGCGGTGCCCGCGGCAAGCGCGAGCAGGGGTGTCAGAAGCAGGGCGGCGAACGCCCTGCGTCTCCTCAAGGTCGTGTCAGCATGCTTCGCCAAGAAGAATCACCCCGCGATGCAGCCTTGCAGCTCGCGTTCGGTCTGGGCCTTCTCGCCTCGGTCACGCCGAGGCCGTAGGTCTTCTTCACGGACACACGCGAGGCGAGGTAAGGGCACGCATACGCCTTGTTGGACGGGAGCCACACGGGGTCGCTCTTCGCGTCGAAGTCGAAGCCGCCGGATTTCTCCATGTTGGCGGGGCCGTCCGAGGCGACGAGCTCGGCGGGGTCGTTGGCGAACCTGTTGCGCTGTTCGTCCGTCCATTCGTCGGCTCCGAGCGCCCATGCCTCCACGAGGCTGACGCGGTGGTCGATCTGGACGTCCGCGCTGTGCTTGCCGCGCGTGAAAGCGATCTTCCTGCCGGTGTACGGGTCGTCCAATGTGCCGGAGACGACGCGGCAGTATTTGTCGAGCTTCGTGTCGGTCAGGTCGCGTCTGAGTATGAGGTCGCGGGTCGTGGCCTTGTTCGGCTTGGCATCGCAGCCCTCGATCTCGGCGTCGCCCCACGAGGAGAGGAAGCGCTTGTCGCGGTCGTAGCCCTGCGGTTCGGCCTTGACGACCTTCAGCGTGTCGAGGTCCGCGATGGCGAGGCTCCAGTCGCCGCCGTACACATCGGTGTATTTCGGTGCATCTTGGTGCGTCTTCCGCCCGTCGTCGGCGGTGTCCGCCTTGCCTTCGGACTGCTTGGCCCGCTGCTGGTTCAGAATCGACCGGAGGCGCTGCCTCAGCGATTCGGTCTTCGTGGCCTTCGCGGGGTCGCCGGCCGCCTGCGAGTCCAGCTTGTCGAGCGCCTGACGCAGGGATTCGGTCTGCTGCGGGGTCATCGAGCCTGTGGCCGGGGTCGAGGCGAGCTCGTCAAGGACGCTGCGCAGCGAATGCCCCGTGGCGTCGGTGCCGCGCATGGCCTCCGGCACGGCGTTCACGTCGGTGGTGCCGTTGCCGCCGTAGCCGGGTGCGATGCGGTTGGCGAGGTCGCTCACGCCGGACCACATCCCCGATACGATGAATACTATGACGCAGCAGACGGCCACGAACAGGGTGCCGACGGTGGCGGCCAGCCCCTTGAAGCCGCCCTTCGCGCTATTGGATGCAACCATGCGGCGGCCTCAGACGACGGGTACGGTCAAGTTGTCGAGCAGCCAGTTGAAGGCGTTGATGATGATGGCGAGTGCCGGGATGCCGAGGGCCTGAAGGATGGAGAGCACGACGCCGACGCCGATGATGCCCGACAGAATCCGCAGGAACCACGACCAGCCCCCGCGACCGCCACGGCCCATGAAGACGGCGAGCGAGATGCAGACCACCAGCGCGACGATCATGGCGGCGATGAACCCGCCGCTCGTGAGGAAGCCGAGCATGGCCCCCAGACCGGTTTCGGAGACTGTTTCGAGAGACATAGAGACACCTTCCGTCGGATTTTCGATCAAGAGGGGCTGTGCGTCGATGGGCTTGGAGCCGTCGGCCGGTTTTGCACCGGCAGCCTCCGCATTACGGGTGCGGTGTTCTGCTCATTGAACTACGACGGCAAAGGCCGCGCGTATCCTTTCATCTGGGGAAATTTCATCGACAACGCGCGGCTGGTGCCCAAGGCCGGAGTCGAACCGACGGCCTGTCGCTTCGGGGGCGACCGCGCTATCCTGCCGCGCCACTTGGGCTGGGCCGCGCGTATTTGTTCATCTGGAAAACTCCGTCTCGACGCGCGGCTGGTGCTCCCCTTCGGATTCGGACCGAAACTGAACGGCTCCTTGAGCCGCCGCCTCTACCTGTTGGGCTGGGAGCTTCGCACGGGCCGGGAGAGTCGAACACCCGTCTGCGGTTTTGGAGACCGCCGTCCTGCCGTTGGACCTGACCCGTATCGTCCGCCGGCCGCCCGCTTGCAAGCCGGGCACCTTCGTGGCGGACATGGCGCTTCCTTGGCGGAGGCGCACCAAAGCCCCGTCCGGTCGCAACCGCATTGCCATGCGACTGCGCCCGCCAAGTTCCCGGAGAAGGGTTCGGACCTTCGGTCTCCGCGTCCAAAGCGCGGCGCGTTGCCGGTTACGCCATCCGGGAGTGGACGCCCCACGAATCGAACGTGGCACCAGCAGCCCAGCAAGGCCGTTGGTCCGCCTATACGGACGCCCCCGGTGGGCACCGCGCGGCTTGAACGCGCAACCTCCCGCCTTTCAAACGGGTGCTCTGCCGATTGAGCTAAGTGCCTCCGTGGTCCGGGGACGACTCGAACGTCCGACCGGTTGGGTGTTAACCAACTGCTCTAGCCGACTGAGCTACCGGGCCAATCCGGTCTGTGCGCCGACCGGCCTCGGACGGAACCGGCGCTTTCGGTCTTCTCGGCCGAGCGCCCGCGCACGGGCCACCTGCCTTACTCCCATTCGGGAACTACTTGCGTGCCGGGGACTGTCCATTCCGTCCTCGTGGTGGGTGCGGGACTCGAACCCGCGATGTGTCAGTGTCGGAGATTTACAGGCTCCTGCCGTCGCCGCTGGGCCAACCCACCCGATCTTCAATTATCCGAGCGGAGGATGCGCGATTTGCACGCGCGAGGGTCTGACCCCTGCCCGCTTTCGGGACGGGTGCATTAGTCTGCTCTGCCAATCCTCCAATGGTCCGCACGGTCGGTGGCCCGTGCGGCCCCTTTGTCTGTGCGGCCCGCCGTCACAGGCAGCCGACCTCCTTGAGGAAGCCGAGCACGCGCTCCGACGCCTTGCACTCGAACGGCGCGATGCGGCGGTCCATGTGGATGCCGGCGGCGGTCCTGCACCGGCTCAGCGCCACATATGCCTGACCCTCCGCGAAAATCTGCGTGTTCCTGATCGCCAGATTCATGCCGTCCAGCGTGAGGCCCTGCGCCTTGTGGATGGTGCTGGCATAGGCCAGCTTCAGGGGGAGCTGCACGAACTCGCCCACCGACCGGTTGACCATGCGGTCCCTCCGGTCGTCCCACACGCGCTCCACTTGCGACCAGCGGTGCCATCGGACCTCCACCTCCGGGCCGTTGTCCAAGCGGACGAGCGCCACGCCGGGGTTCGGTGTCCATTCCAGAAGCGTCCCGGTGCTGCCGTTGACGTATGCGCCGTCCGGGTCGTTGGCGACCGTCATCACCCTCGCGCCGACGCACAGGGTCAGCTCACGCTGAACCGGGTCGGACGCGGTGCCCGTCGGCCATTTGCCGCTGACATCGGCGCATACCGTGAACCGGTCGGCGTCGAGGGCGGCGAGGCCACGGGCGTTGCGTTCGTCCGCGATGCTGTTGACGGGCGTCAGGGTCATCGCGTCGGGCGCGAAGGCACCGTCGGCGCGGCGGTCGTTGAAGTCGGCCAGCAGGCCCCCGTCGGGCTCGCCCAGCCGGATGCCGTGCAGCAGGTCGAGGAAGCCCGCGTCGGACTGGCGGTGGGGCCTCTTCAGGTTGACGAACCTGATGCCGCCGGACTGTGTGAGCTCCCGGAAGGCGGGGCTGTCGAAGAACCAAGGCGAGTGCCAGAGCCTTCCGGGGCCGAACTGGTCGGCCTCGCCCCTGCCGACGACGGGCTGCAACTGCAACGGGTCGCCCACGAATATCATGCGGACGCCGCCGAACACCGACGGGTCGCCCTTGACGGCACGCAGGAACAGGTCCAGTTGCGAGAGCAGGTCGCTGCGCACCATGCCGATCTCGTCCACCACCACGGTGTCGAGGTTCGCCCACGTCGAGGGGTCCTTGCGCAGCAGGTTCTTGGCCGATGCCACGACCCTGCCGTTCGACGCCCTCGGGGAGATGTGCATGGCGCGGTGGATGGTCTGCCCGCCGAAGTTGAGCGCGGCCACGCCCGTGGGGGCGAGGCGCATGGCCCGCTCCCCGTGGAGTCGAAGCCACTCCCCTATCAGTGTCGATTTTCCCGTGCCCGCCTCGCCGGTGATAAGCATGCCGTCGCCGGACTTGAGCCCCAGCACGGCGTCCCGCTGGAACCTGAGCCTGCCGTCGCCGTTGGTCGTGTCAACCATGTTGCCGCCTTCCTGTAGTGATCTGCCGGCGGCATGGGGCGGAAACATTAAAGTGGTCGATTTCGACCACTTTTCGCTACTCGGCCCGTTTCAGCAAACCGGCATACCCCGTCGGACGGGCGTCGTCGTCCCAGCACTCGAACCACCTGCCGGTCGTGTCGTCCGTGAAGCCGTAGCCGTGGGCCCTGTCGCCCGATCTGGTCCACTTGTTCGTGGTCCTGTCAAGGTATTGCGGCATCTCGCCGTCACGCCACCTCTCAAGTTTTCCGGTATAGCGCCCGCCGTCCGGCAGCGTGACCTCCACATGCGACCGGCGCGGCCACCTCCTGAGAATCCGCGCCCAGCGCCGGTGGCGTGGGTTCAGGTGCAGGTGGGCCATCCTGCGGCACCACTGCCCGAACGGCGTGGCCTTCGCGTCCTCCGGGTGAATCGAATCCCAAGGGCAGAACACGCAGCGGGAGTAGCCGTAGTTCTTCGTCGGGGTGAAGGCGTCGATCACCAGCCCGCCTATCAGGTAGAGCGCGAACAGGATGAATGGCGTAAAGACGCCGAGGAAGTAGCTCAGCCAAGGGTTCATGCCTCAGCCCTCCTCGGCGTCGCAATCCGCCGTCGCGCCATCAAGGCGCTCGCGCAGCTTTCCGTGCCGCTCGTCAGCCAATCCATCCAGCGCCTCGCTGGTGCTCTTCCATCTGTCTTCGTGAATCATCGGAATCCTTCCTATAAGAGAAAAGCCACGGACTTTTACGTCCGTGGCTGTGCCTCAGCCCGTTATCCGGCCCCGGTCGCGGTTCCTCGTCTCGCACCGGCGCAACGCCTCATAGAGTTTGTCGTCCGGGATTCCGAACGGCGTGATGCCCAAGGGTCTCGTGTCTTCCACGTTGTCCTCCAAGTTCAGATGTTCATGTCGTAGAAGGGGTTTTCGGTGTCGCCACGGGCGACGGCCTCCTCGTGGAGGCTCCACGTCATGCGTGCGTGGCGCTCGTCGTCCGACAGCCCGTGGAACGGGTCGTGGGCGCGTTCGCATGCCTCGCGTTCGGCGGCCGCCTCGGCCCGCTGGCGTGCTGCGGCGCGTCTCAACGCCTCCTCGCCGCCGTTCGCGGAGCGCTCGCGGTCGGCCAGCCACCTCCGGTGCGCGGAGGCCCTGACCCCCACGACCCTGCGGTAGCGCCGCCCGTCGCGGCAGTAGGGGTTGCCGGTGTCGTCGCCCTTCAGCTTGGCGTCGAGCCAGCCGCGGATGCGGTCGGCAAGCGGTCTCGGGTCGATAACCTTGGCACCCGTGATCTCATACGAGCCGTCGTAGTACTTGAGCGGCCTCCACGCGGGGCCATCCCCTCCGTCGTCGGACGCATGGAGCGGAACCCCGTCCTCGTACTCGTCGTCCAGATCGGCGGTGGCCGCGTACGCCTCGCCCAGCGTGCGGGCGTATCTGCCGCCCTCGCGCCGGCCCTTCGGCACCCTCGCCTGCTTACCGGCCATCGGGTCTCCTCACCTGCACGCACCAGCCGACAGGCTCGCCGTTCTCGTCATCGACCTCGCACAGCGCCGCCTCGTCGTAGCCCCCGGCCACCGCCCAGCCGAGAATCTGCCTGCCGGAGGCGTCCTCGTCCGGCGAGAACACGCCGTTGTCGGGCCCGGACACGTAGGGGCTGCGGTGGCCCCTCAGAACCTCCCAGCCCCGGTCGGGCACCGGCTCGCCGCCCTCGCAGTCGAGCACGTCGGACACATAGCCGTCGCCCTTGGTGCCGTCGAGCATGGTCGGGGTGCCCCACTCCATCTCGTAGTCATCCGGCAGGGCCGCGACCTTCGCCATGCGGCGCTCGCGCTCCCCGACGGTCAGGCCGTTCGCCGTGGTGATGGCGGCCAGCGACTCCGCGCTGCCGCCGCCCGTGAAGTCGTCCACGTCCTCGTCGTATGCCTCCTGAACGATGTCGGAGCGCATGTGCCAAGCGTCATTGAGCAGCGTTTCATGGTCCACGGCCTGATAGCCGGAGCCGTAGTCGTCGGGCCGCAGGGTGTCGGCGTCCGGGTCGTAGTCGTCCGAGGCCATCCACTTCCCGTAGAGCTCCGGTGCGCTGTATTCGAGGTCGTCCACGGAGACCGTGTTGGCCCACGCGGGTTCGCCGTAGTAGGCGGCGTGGTCCTGCGCGAGGGACAGCAGCGACTCCCGGTTGGCCTCGGTGTCCTCGATGTCGGAGTCCATCGGCAGCCAAGCCGGCTTCTCCGGCAGCCCGTCCGCATACGGGTTCGCCTTTTCAGGGGCGTACTCGCCGCCGGCCAGATCGGAGACCGACGTCGCGGTCTCCCTGTTTTCGTTTGCGAACCGCCCGCCTTCGCGTCGTCCTGCGGGAACCCTCGCCCTGCCATCCGTCGCCATGATTCCTCCTTACGGTAAAGCCCAAGTCGTTGCCGACTTGGGCTGTGCTGATGGTGCGGATTTCAGGACTCCAGACCGAACCTCCGCGCCGTCTCCGCCAGTCGCTCCGGCGAATCCGAATAGCACTCGTCGTAGTCGCCTAGGTCGATCTCGTCGGGGTCGAGTTCGGTCAGGTAGCTGCCCTCGTCGGGCACGCCGTCGTCGCTGTCGAACATCTGTTCGGATTGTTCGGCCCACCATGCGGCGTCGTCCCAATGGTCGAACGCCTCGCGCTCCCTGCCGGTGACGCCGTTCCCGTCGCGTTCGCCCCGGTCGAGCCAGCCGTTGACCGTGACCAGATACCGGTCGAGGACCAAAGGGTCGTCCCGCGTGACCGCCTTCATCTGCTCCTGCGTCACCCAGCTCGGGTTGCCGAGGTGGTACGCCTCCATGCCCGGCTCGAAGGCCGAGTCCCTGTGCGCGTAGTTCCAAGCGGCGATGGACTGAAGCTCGCCCTCGACGCCGTTCGCCCAGTCGTACATCCTGCCGGGCGAATCCACCTCGATGCCGTCGTAGGCCAACCGCTCCGGCGATCTGACGGACGCCTCGGCCTCCGAATACTCGCCGGCCGACGCCATGTCGGACACCAAGCCTGCGGCGGCGTGGCTCTCCGGGGCGAACTGCCCGCCGTTCCTGTAGCCCGCCGGAATCCTAGCCCTGTCGTTCTCTGCCATGTTGCACTCCTTATCTTCCGTTCTTCCGGGCGATCTCGGGGTAGACGGGCCTCAGCGACCTCCAGCCGTTCCGGCCCATGTCCGCCACCGCGTCGAGCATCGCCTCGTACACCTTCCGCACGGCGTCGCCCCGCTCGGCATCGGTCGCACCGCCGTCGAGCGAGACCAGCGGCCTGTAGGCGACGTCGCCGTTCGGCCCGACCTCGTTGCGGTACGTCACCAGTCCGCCCGCCACCTCGCCGGAATCCATGACCCTTTCCACGGAGGCCCACACGCGCTCGCGCTCGCGGCGCATGAACGGCTCCAGCCTCGCCTCGATGTCCCGCGCGGCCTTGGCAAGGCCCTTGGCCGGGTCCCCGCCAATGTCGTAGCGCATGTATTCCAGCTCCCCGCCGTCGGAGTACAGCACGTCGAGGCAGTCGCGGCCCGAACCCATCGGGTCCGCGTGGTTCCGCGCCTCCACGGTGACGTCGCCGCCCAGCTTCGTGGAGTCGAACGTCGCCACGCCGTCCCTGCCTCCCGGCCAGACCCCGATGTCGGGCCTGTCCGCGAACGCCTTGGCGAAGACCCCCGGCGCAAGTTCCCTCAGCTCGGCCTGCACGTCGTTGTCCCCACGGATGCCCACGGGGAACAGGATTTCGGCGGCCCTGCCGGGCGTCGCGCCCCCACGGTTGGCCGCCGGTTCGGGCGCAAGGTCGTCCACGCGCACGTCCGAATCGGCCGCGGCGAAGCGCCCGCCGTCACGGCGGCCCGCCGGGACGCGGGGTTGGTCGTTGCCACTCATAAAGCCTCCTCACAAAGGAAAAGCCCAAGCCATCGCTGACTTGGGCTGTGCTGCTGCCGACGTCACGGCATGCCGTACACGCCGACCACCGCGCCGCCGAGCGGCACCGTGCCCTGAGACACCAGCTCGTCGGGCGTCATCGCCTCCGCCTGCTCGCGGGTCACGTCCGGCCTGAGTCTCCTGAACACGACCGTGTTCGAGCCGTCGTGGTGGGTGCCGTGCCAGACCAGCTCGTTGCGGGCGTCCACGCTCCAACTGGACCCGTCCATGCCGGAGTACGGGTCGCCGTTCCCGATAAGGGTGCCCACGCTGTCCGCGTCGATGAACGCGCCGTTGTCGGCGCTGCCGTTCCAAAGCCCGGCCCTGCCGAACGCCACCACGGGCGTCTCGATCTTGGCGGACTTCAGGTTCCCGATCTCGTCCTGCCGCAGCGATTCGATCTCGTCATCGACCATCCGGGAGAGATGCGGGTCGTCGCCGTATTCCATCGCGCCGACGCAGCCGAGGTAGTCCTCGTCCGTGGCCTCCCCGCCCACGGACTCCCTCGCGGCGTCGGCAATGGCGCTCGCCAGCGGGTCGGATTCGATGTCGGCGGGCGTGCCGTTCACGGCGACGTCCCTCGCGGAGTCGAACAGGGCGGTGCGGTCCTCCCAGCGGTCGCCGCAGATGTTGCCCTCCGGCCTGCCGGTGGTGTACACGGAGGACAGCAGGTCGTCGCGGTCCTTCGGCTCCCGCAGCATCCGCTCCATGAGGTCGTTGGTCTCGAAGGTGTCCTCCTCGGAGGCCATGTCGCCTATGGCCTCGCGCAGCTCCTCCTTGGTGACGTGCGGGGCTGTGTCCTCGTCCCAGCCGTCCCACTCGGGGTCCTTCCTCATGCGGGCCTCGTTCAACGCGCCCTCCATGACGGACATGGCACCCACGTCGGTGGGCATCGAGGCGGGCCACCTGTCCACGGCCCTGTCGGCGGCCTCCTGCCACTCCTCGAACAGCTCCGATTTGCGCTTGGCGAGCTGGTCGTTCGTCACGAACCGGTTGACGTCGCTCGGATACGAGCCGACGTCGCCCATCGTCACGTACTCGGTGGCGTCGCCCAGCTCCGTGGCGGTCTCCGTCCCGTGGTCCTCCGGGGCGAACCGGCCTCCCTCCCGCCTTCCTGCGGGGACCCTAGCCCTGTCGTTCGCATTGTTCATACCGCTTCCTTTCAATCGTTTCAATCAAAGCTGTTCACGCGGTTGCCATGCTCCACTTGATGGCGGCGCGCTTGGCGTCGGCGCGCGACCGCTCCCGGTGCGGGCGGCTGTCATACGGCAGACATGCGCCGGAACGGCGTTTCTCCCGCATGGCTTGCGCCAGTTCCGGGTTGGCGATGCGATACGGTCTCATGGGTTGTTCTCCTAACTGTCCGTCTTCTACCGTTCCCATACTGGTCAGTCGAGGCGTGCGCCACGCTCTTGAAGTTGCTTGACGGTGACTTGCCGCCCGTCGATGGTGAATCCTTCGATGCTGGTGAACCTAGTGCCTTTGAGGTTCGCATCGTCCAATGAGATTTGATCTGCGGTGATGGTGGTCATATCCGCGCCGCTCAAGTCGGCTCCGGTGAGGTTGACGCGGGTCATGGTGGCGCCTCCCATTTGCGCGCCGGTCAGGTCCGCGTTGCGCATCGTGCAGTCGGTGAGGTCGGCGGCCTCGAAATAGGCGTCCGGCAGGCGGGCGTCGGTGAAGTCGCAGTCGGACAGGTGCGAGCCTTGGAATCCCGCGCCCTCCCCGTTGATGTCCCGGAAGGAGGTGCTTTGTACGTAGGCGCATCGCATGTTGGTGTCGAAGAGCGCCTGCGTGCCCCAGTAGGTGGCGGTGAGGTTCGCGCCGGTGAAGTCCGCGTGGTTGATGTCGGCGGTCATGCGGCTGCCGGTGAGGTCGGCGTGTTTGAAGCTGGTGTTGGCGATGTGTGCGGCGGCGAACTCGCTGCCTTGGAGGTTCCGCCCGCTCATGTTGCGGCGTTTGAGGTCGAGGGGGTGCTCGGGGTCGGGGAGCTCCCGATAATCGGCTTCATAGTAGTCGTCTTGGTATTTGTTGAGGTTGTCCGGCTGGATGCCGTCGGAGGCCATTCCGAGGAGGTCTTCGGGGTTGCTCGTTTTGCGGCGGGGTTGGCCGCCGACGTCGGCCCGCATGGCCCTCGCCTTGCCGGTCGTGTCCAAGGGCAGGTGGCTCTTGGAGCCGCTGACCGTCGTGTAGGTGCCCTCCCGCGTCACGGTCGGCTCGGGCGGGAACCCGTATGCGTCGTCCGGTCCGAGGTCATCGACGGCATGGCCGGATGCGCCGTTCGCGGCGAACCTGCCGCCGTCCCGCCTGCCGGCCGGAATCCTTGGTTGCGGTGTCATGGCTCCGCCTTTCTAAAAGTGCCCGTCGCCGGGCTCGAACGGTTGCGCGGACGGCTTCGGCAGGTAGGGCTTCAGGTCCTCCCTCTTCAACGAGAGAATCGCGTCGCCGTAGTGGATGCCCCGGTCCTTGGCCGCAAGCGCGTAGGCCCTCGCGGTCGCCAGCTTCCGGTCGGTCACGCTCTCGATGGCCTCCCTCGGCGTGGACTCGTTCGCCAAGGCCCGCAACCGCACGGAGATGTTCTCGTTCCCGTCGTTGGCGATGCGGGCCAAGTCCGCCTTGGGCGTCCTCGGGTTGTTCGCCACGACCACGCGCACATGGCGGTTCGGGTCGTGCGAGAGCTCCGAAAGCGCGTCGAACGACGTCAGTTTGTGCCGCGCCACCTCCTCCCGGATAAGCGGCGACGGGTCGTCCTTCAGACGCCGCATGTCGAGAGCCCCGAGATGCGGCACCAGCGCGGCCCGCACATGGTCGTCGGGGTCGCGCATGAGCAGGGCCTCGGCCTCCTTGGGCAGGTCCCTCCTCTTGGCGACCGCCGCACGCAGCGCGGGGTCGGGCGATTCGGCCAGATACAGCTTGGAGTCCTCCGGGAGGTTGAGCTGTTGCACCGCGAAGCCCGCCGCCTCGCGGTCGGAGCGCAGCACCCTCTCCAGCAGGCGGTCGGACTCCTCCGGGTCGAGCCTCGCGGCGTTGGTCGAGACGGCCAGACGGCCCGCCACGTCGATATTGGCGTTCTCGGCGGCCCAGTGCAGCTCGGCCTTGGTGGCGTTCGTGTCGCAGACGGCCTTCGCCGCCTCGAAGCGGTCGAAGCCGTTCACCCTGTCCTTGAACGACTCGCGGACGGCGGTCTCCGGCGGCCTGTTCGACGCCAAGACGATGGTCTCGCCGTCCAAGGTCTCGTCCTCGTCCTCGTCGTCGCCCCAGATGACCGAATCGGTGGTCTCCCTTCTGATCGTCAGCGAGTCCGCCTTGCCGTCGAGGAAGTCCCTGACCGGCCGCATGTCGCCGCCGTCCATGCCCTCGTAGGGGTTGACAATCCAGCCGTCGTGCGGCCTGCCGCCGAAGTCGATCTCCTCGGTCACGAGGTCGCCGTCCTGATCGTAGGGGACATAGATCGGGTCCCTGTATTCGGTCGGGTCGGAGGCGAGGTCGAAGCCGTCGCCGGAGGCGGTGAGGTAGCAGGGCGAGTCGGATTGCAGGGCGGCCTCCACCGCCTCGGAGCGGTGGGCGAAGTGGCGGACGCCCGTGGCGTCGTATTCGCCGTAGCCGGAGATGTCGGCCACGCCATCGGAGGGTCCATCGGCCTCTGACGCGAACCTTCCACCCTCCCTGCGTCCAGCCGGGACGCGGCTTCTATTAGAGACATCGACCATGAGAAAGCTCCTTCAAATATGGGAAGGCCTACCGCTTTTGCTGCGGTGGGCTGTGCGACAGATCAATCCTCGCGGAGCTGTTCGTCCGCCTCGTCAAGCATCTCCCCGGCGGTTCCGTATTCGTTGGTCTCGCCGTCCGAGGCGAACGTGCCCCATCCTCCTGCGGCGTGAAGCTCGGCAATCATGCGCTTCTTGTGTCCTTCGACGCGCATGGCGAAGCCGAGGCCGGGCATCACCATCATGATGACGTCGGGGTGCCTTTCCAACGCCTTGCGCAGCTCGACCGCCTTGTCCGTCGCCCGTTCGACCAGCGACGCGGGGGCGTCCTCCTCCAACGCGCCCATGCGACCCATCACCGCGGCGGTCAGGGTGATGCCGTCGGATGCCTTGAAATTCATGTTTGCTGCCATTGCCGGTCCTTGCCTTTCGTTCGTTTCCGGGGTTGGCTGTGCTGGCGTTTTTCGACGCCGAAAAACGGAAACGTGCGGTTCCGGGGTCGTTTTCCGCGATTTTTTCGCGTTTTTGACCTCCGAAACCGCACGTTCCGTCCGGGAAGGCGCTACTCGGTCTCCTCGAACCACTCCCTCTCGGTGCCGTCGTCCAGCGTGACCTTGCCGGTCTCGCCGCTCATGTGCTTGACGCGATGGGCGATCTCCTCATGGCGTCCGTGAATCATCGGGCGGGCCACCGGGGAGCCGAGGTACCCGCACACGCGCTTGGTGACGTCGCTTTTCAGCGGGTCGGTGTTGCCGCACTCCGGGCACCTGAACCCCTCCTCGGTCGGCTCGAAGTCGCCCTCGAAGCCGCACACGTAGCAGTGGTCGATGGGCGTGTTGGTGCCCAGATAGCCGATGCCCAGATCGTGCGCGTAGTCCCACACCGCCTCAAGGGCCTTGGGGTTCTGCTGGAGCATCGGGAACTCCGCGTAGTGGATGAAGCCGCCGGAAGCGTAGTACGGGAAGTCCTTCTCGTAGTCGAGCTTCTCCATCGGCGTGGGCCGGAGCCACACCGGGTAGTGGAAGCTGTTGGTGTAGAAGTCGTGATCCGTCACGCCCTCGACGCGGCCGAACAGCCTGCGGTCCATCTTGTTGAAGCGGTCGGTCAGACTCTCCGCCGGGGTGCTGTAGAGGCTGTAGTGGTAGCCCTCCGCCCTCTCCCATTCGACGCACTTGTCGTGCATGTGCCTGACGATGCTCAGACCGAACCGACGGCCATCCTCGTCCCACGAGTGGTCGCGTATCCAGCCCTTGCCGTAGAAGCGGGCCACGACCTCCGCGATGCCGATGTAGCCCAACGAGACGGTCGCCCTGCCGTTGCGGAAGAGCGCGTCCACGTCGTCGCCCGGCTTGAGGCGGCCGAACGCGCCGTACTCGAACAGGGCGGGCGCGTTCTCCGGCTTGGCCTCTTTGCAGCGCCTTATCCTGAACTGAAGCGCGTGGTGGGCGATCTCAAGGCGCTCGTCCAGCAGCTTCCAGAACCGGTCCTTGTCGCCGTTGGATTCAAGGGCGATGCGCGGTAGGTTGACGGAGACGACGCCGAGGTTCATGCGGCCATCCTCCTCGTCCTCGCCGGTCTCCGGGTTGACCCAGCCCTGAAGGAAGGAGCGGCAGTTGTGCGACCGCAGGCCGTTGACGTCGAAGCGGTCGGTCGAGGTGGTGACGTCGTAGGAGCGCATTTTGACGTCAACGCGCTTGACGGCGATGACGGGTTGCTCGTTGCCTTCGGCATCGAAAAGCACGTCGGACAACGTGAGGTCCTTGGTCTCGACGCGGCCCCGCTTGGTGGGCCACGGGTGGTCGTCCGTGCAGTCCACGGTGAAGTTCTTGGTGGAGATGCGAAGCCAGACGCGGGATGCGTTCGAGATGACGCGGCGTACCTTGGCCCAGCCGTCCGGTGAGGCGGAGTCCTTGATGCGGACGTTCGCCTCCTCCGGGATGTCAACCATCCAGTCGTCGCCGTTCGTCCCCTGTGGCTTCATGCCGTAGTCAGCCTTCATGTACTGCCAGAACTCGGAGAAACCGAAGTCCTCCGGGGCCTTGTCGCCAATACGGCAGACGATGCCCGAGTATCCGGCCACGGCACCCATCGGTGCCTTGAAGGAGCCGGTGATCTTGACGATGTTCTCGTAGAACACCACATCGGGGTACATGCGCTTCGTGGCGCACTCCAGCGCCAACTGCTTGATGTCGTAGTTCGGGTCGTCCGGCTCGCTGTTGACGCCGTGCCTGACGGTGAACACCAGCTTGGGGAATATCGGCGTGCGGTGGTGCCGGCCCAAGCCCATGATGCGGTTGAGCAGCAGGCAGCGTTGAATCTCGCGGCTGAACCAGTCGGTGCCGAGGCCGAAGCCGATGGTGACGAACGGCGTCTGGCCGCTGCCGACCCTGTTGCTGTTGATCTGGTACTCCATCGTCTGCATCGCGTCGTAGATGGCCTTGCGGGTGCGGATTTTGGCGAGGACTTCGCGTTGCCGCGTCAGTTCGTCGGCGTCCTCGTGGAACGGCGCATCCATCGGCAGCGGTTCGCGGTCACGCTCGAAATGGAGTCTGGCCGGTTCGTTGGCCTTCGCCGCCGCGACGACGCGCTTGGCCTGCTCGATGGTGGTGCCATCCGGGATGGCCTCGCGGGCCTCCTCCATGAACTTCCAGAAATCCTTCTTGGCGTACTCGGCCAAATGCTCGTCAAGACGGTTGGCCGTCTGACCGCCGTACTGCGAGACGGCGACCTCCTGCATGATCTGGCATATCTGGGTGGCCGCGATGCCGATGGATTTCGGGGAGTCCATCTCGGAGCCGCCGAGTGAGAAACCGTGGCCGAGCATGTCCCAGAAATTTACGAGGCTGCAATTAGATTCCGCCGTGAACGGCGACACGTCAAGGTCGTGAAAGTGGATGATGCCCTTCTGATGCGCGTTCGCCACGTCCTGCGGCAACATCCTCAGCGCAGCCGCCTTGCTCACGGCACCAGCCAGCAGGTCGCGCTGCGTGATGTAGATTTCGGACGGGCGGTTGGCGTTCTCGTGCATGATCGTCGGGTCCCTGTCGATGAACCGCCGCACCGCCTCGTTCACGTCCGTGGCCTTCGCCCGCTCGACGTCGCGTGCGAGACGCCAGTCCGTGTACGCCTTCGCCACGTCGTAGTGGTGCCCGGCCACCAGCGCACGCTCCACGAGCGTCTGGATGTCGGCTATCTCGACGGGCTCCGACGTGTCCCCGGCCCTCAGCTTGGCCTCGATGCCGGCGGCGATGCCGTCGATGTCCTTGGCCTCCTGCGGCCCCACCTCCCTCTTGACGTCCCCGAACGCCAGCCGGATGGCGTTCGCTATCTTCGTGCGGTCGAAGGCGACGGTGCGGCCGTCGCGCTTGGCGACCCTCAAAACCTCGTTGGACATAGGCTACCTCCTGAAAAATAGGTCCACAGGGGACTGTCCTTCGGAGGCGGCATGGTGCGGAATCGCCAAGGCAAAAAAAGAGAGAACCCTTGGAATGAACCAAGGGGTGCCCGAAACGAAGAAGGCGACCGTTCCCGGTCGCCTTGGCTTCGATGCCGATGTCGGCTGCCGACTTCTAGAGCCCCTGCCTCCCCTCTCCGCCCGACGGCAGCAGCAGCCCCTCGTCATACCACAGCGACCAGTCGATGTCCGGGTCGCCCTGATCGGCGGGGTTCCTCACCACCGGCTCGTCGGCGTCGCCGTTCAGACCCACGTCGGGCGCGTCGCCGCTGACGGGCAGCACAATACGGGTGCGGGTCAGGCCGGCACCGGCGGAGGTGGCGGACTGGTCCCTCCAATCGCTGAAGAACGGGTCGGCCCACCAAGGCTGGGCCTTGAGGTCCTTCCTGTAGACCACAGTGCCGTCCGCCCCGACCTTCAGGCGGTCGGACACGGGCACGTCGTACTGGAGCGGCGCGAAGGCCCAGTGGCCCTCCTGCGAGAGCGTGTCCCTCGCGTCCGACCAGATCGTCCAGCGCAATGTGCCCGTGACGTCGATGGTGCCGTCGCCGTTGTCCTTGGCGGTCGGGCCCTCGATGAACGTCGCGCCCATCGACCAGTGGTTGTTGCGCTCGTAGGCGAGCATGTCGGGGCTCTCTTGGCACTGCCACGAGTCGTCGCCCCAGTCCTTGCAGAGGTCGGACTTCGAGTGCGGGCCGATCTTCGCGTCCTTGGAATCCGGGAGCGCCGAGCCGGTGGCCTTGCCGAGCACGGAGGCGTCGAGGTTATCCGGCGTGCGGGTCCTGCCGAGCAGGTCCTCCGTGGAGAGGCCGGACCACTCCTTCAGGTCCTTGGGGTACTGGACGCCCCACTGGCGCAGCGCCGTCTCGTACTCCACGGCGCGGTCGAGCTGCGATTGCGATGCCTTGAGGCCGGCCGCAGTGGATTCGGACGCCTGCGGTGCCTCCGGCGTCGGTTCGTGGGCCGACCTCCAAGCGCCGACGCCGAGGACGGCGACGAGCGCCACGGCGAGGGCGGCGGACGCGCCGATCAGGATTCTGCTGATGCTTCCGGTTCTCATGGTCATGGCTGTTCCTTTCCTTCTGCTTCTATGGACGTCATGGCGCGGAAAACCCGAAGTGGCAGAAAAACTGGGGAGGTTTCGGCCCGAAAATGCGTAGCCAAGCCGTCCGGTGCCGCATGTGGGAGGGCGGGGCCCCGCGAGCGGAGGAGGGTGGCACGGTTTTCGACTTTCCCAAAAATCGCATGAGCTGTTTTTACAGGTAGAGTTAACGATTTGTTAAGTCGCCTCGCAGTTTTGCTCATGCGCCGTTTTTCGCTGTGCCACCCCATGAAAACCCAAGCGGGAGTAGGGCTCAGAGGCGATTTTTGGGGTGATTTCACACCGGCACGACTGGCACAGTCTGTTTCCCGGTCGATGCCGAAAACCCTTGTGGGAGTAGGGCTGGCACGGTGGCACGGGTGGCACGGCTTTTGAAGGGTGTCTTACACGGACGCGATTTTCAGGAATGAAATCGGCGGAGCGTATAGGCGCGAGGGGATGAAATATGCGTTGTGCCGTGCCAAGTGTGCCAAATATATATATAAATAATAGATATTTCATATATATTATTACTTACTTATACAACCCCTCAGCCCTACTCCCACAAGGGTTTTCGTCATTTTCGCCCTCCGGTCGAGGACGACCGGGGCCGGTGGCACGGCCGTTTTCGGCCGAAAATCAAGAATGGCGGAATTTCAACGTTTTCGGGTGGCACAGGGCTGGCACGGAGGTGGCACGGCCGTGTTTGGGGCCTTTCGGAGGTCCCTTCGGGAAGCCTCCCACGCGGGCGGCACGCCCGTCCCCGGTCCTAGATGGTCTTGGACGGCCACCGGATGGGGATGACGGCTTTCCCGGGCAGCGAAGGGCTTGAGAGGCTGCACGGAGGCCTCTGGGACCTACAGAACCGCCTTCTGCGGCCTTCTACGGCCTCTCAAAGACCTAAGAGGTCTTCGACCACAGGCCGTGGCCTGTGGTCGGCCTCCGACGGTCACCGGCCTGCCGGGCGGGGCATCCGGTCTCGGTGGTTCCCTCGGGTATATCCGATAACGAAACTGGGGAGGCGGTGTCGGAAACTTTGGGGAGGTTGCTTACCCAGTTTTTCTGACACTGTGCATCTGGGCGCGTATATGGAAAACCCCGGCGTCATTGCCGGGGTTTGGTCTTGGGTGTGGGTCAGGCGCAGGTCCTTGCCTTTTCTAGGTCCTCCCAGTAGAAGTCGGAGGGCACCTTCTCAGCCAAGGTCATCTTGAAGCAGTCCAGCTTGGCTTGCCACCACTCCTCCGAGGTTAGTGATGGACCACCAAGCTCTCCCAGAATTGCCTCGATCATGTACCGAAGGCTCTTGTCGGAAAGCGTGCTGTTTGCAAACAAGTCCTGCTGGCAGAACCAGCAATCTGCCGGCACCCTTGGGTCGCCTTTCTCGACTTTGCCATTGTAGATGGTCAGCAATCTGACGCCCTTTTCCTCACACAGCTCTCGTTTCTGCATATCGGCTTTGAGTTCGCCCTTGTGCTGATACCATGAGCCTACTTCGATTGCGATGCCTTCATTCGGTAGGTAAACGTCCAGCTCCCTGCCGATCAGCGAATAGTCATGCCAGAGCGCCCCCAGATACCTTCTGCGAAGGGTTACGAACACCATGACTTCCATGAACGAGGAGCCCATCGGGCAGATATGCCTCTTGCAGCCCTTGCAAAAGGAGTGCCGCACCCAACGGTCCAGAGGGAGCTCCATGTGGTAGAGGCAGTAGGGACAGCTAAATGCCACAAAACCCTTGCCATATCGCTGTCTGTCAGCCTTGGTGACTCGCGGCTTCACCACAACCTGAGCCTCACTCAGTAAGAGCCCCTGATAAGTGCGATAGCTGGGTTTGTACTCCCGCAGGCGCTTCCCTCTCAATACGGAACCACTAAGCCTTTTGTCCATCTGGCACTCCTCCAACTAGTTTTTCGTCGTCTCCCGCATGGTGCGTGATCTTCCGCCCCGCCTTATCCTCGCCGCCTCAATCCAGTTCAGCCTCCGCTCCCCCCGCCTTGGCGTGCCTCCTGCACACCGCCATCGCGTTGTCCGCCGTCGAAGGGCCTCCCTTGTCCCACGGGAACACATGCAGCAGCCTGCACGGGCGCTCCTCGCATCGCGGCCCCAGACCCAGCAGCGACCTGCGCTGGCACCTGCCGTGGCAGGTCCGCTTCGCCTTGGCGGCCTCCTCCTCCGGGAACCTCCGTGGACCCTTGCCGTCCTTGGGGACCTTCGGCTTGGGCTGCGGCCACAGCAGCACGCAGAGCGGCAGGACGACGGGCAGCGGGGCGAGCAGGACCCACAGCGGGACCGCAGGGGCACCCGCCGCGGCGGTCGTGCCCACCGCCTTCGACAGGCCGCCCCACGTCTCGTCGCCGCCGGAGAACTCCGGGGCCGACGCGGCGAGCTCCGTGGTCCGCCTCCACAGCCACGCCCCCGCGAGGGACAGCATCGGCACCAGCACCGACGCGACGTAGGCGAGCCAGCGGAGATATTGGTACTCCCGCCACGCCTTCCACATTTTCGATCTGAGACTCATTTTTCAACCCTCCTCCGACGGTTGGTCGGCCGTCGAATCGCAAAAGAAACCGGATATACGAGAAAACCGCGCACCGCCTTGCGGCGCATGCGCGGTTCCTCTGGTCGTCGCCCCGTTCACGGGGTGATCTTGCCGGTGCCCACGGGGTAGGCGCTCGTCAAGATGCCCGGCGCGGGGTCACTTGACCTCGATGGTGGCGTTCCAACTGTTGTAGGAGGTGTGGCCGGCGGGGTCCGAGGCGTCGCAGTAGTCCTTGACCACCGTGGAGCTCCTGTCCTTCCAGTTGGAGGGGAGGTCCTGCGTCACGACGGCGGTGTAGTAACCGGGCTTGTCGGCCTTCAAGGTCGGCTTGACGCCGTTCTTGGTGGGCATGCCGTTGGGGCCGAACGCGGTGAAGGTCACGTTCGGAGCGCTGGTCCCCCTGAACTCCTCCGGGGTGTAGTGCTCTTGGTAGTAGGAGCTGTATGGGCCGTTGTAGTAGTTGTCGTCCATGTCCTTCTGGACCGCAGGCGCTACAAGTGGGGCCATGTCATAGATGCGGTGGGCGACCTTCTTGTGGTGCGCGTCCTCCACGGGGTTCTGCTCGGTGAAGTCGCCGTAATCCGGCTTCTGGTCGGACCAGTAGACGTCCACGAACATCCTCGTGTTGTCCTTCCTGCCGGGGACCGTGTTGTTGGTGCCGAAGTCGCTGTCCACGTAGTACATGGTGATGTCATAGGAGAGGTCATCACCCACGGATGCGGTGTAGGCGGAGCCGGCGACCTTCGTCGGGAGGCCCACCGGGTATTCGACCGGGCCCGCGTCGGCGCTGCCGCCGCCCGCCGCGAACGCCGTGGACGGAACCAGAGCCGCGAACGCGAGCAACGCCGAGGCGACCGCTGCGGATGCCTTCTTGAACTTGAACATATCAAATGCCTTTCTGTGACGGAGGGCCTTCGTGGTCTTTCGGGAAGGGCTGTGCGGGCGGCATGGGAAAGGCCACGCCTCCTTGGTGGAAGCGTGGCCTTTACCGGTCTATGCGGTGCCGGCTCAGGAGCCGATGCGCGACCTCTTGGCCGCCACGATGCCCAGCACGGTCGCTGCGATCAACAGACCCACCGCGACGAGCCCGGGGACGGACACGCTTACGCCGGTCTGCGCGAGGTCCTTGCTCATGGGGACCGGCGTCGGGGTCACCTTGGTGGTCTCCTCCGGGATGCCGACCTTGTGGGTGGCCCACAGGGCGGGAAGCTCCTTGAGCGAGGTCCAGCCCTTGTAGCGGTTCAGGAACTTCTCGCCGCCCTCCGGTGTCACGGCGTCCGTGTAGAGCGACACGGCCCAGTAGACGTTGCCGGCCCTGTCGGCGGAGACGTCGGAGGTGTCGATGGTGACGGAGTGGTTCTTCAGGAGGTCCTTCGTCTGCTGGTCGGTCAGCCTGATCTTCTCGTTGTGGAGCACCTTGGCGGAGCCCTTGTCGAACTTGCCGTCCTGCGGCTCGTAGGCGGTCACGTCGAGGTAGAGGTACATCCTGCCGTCCATCGTGTAGAAGTTCTCGTCGTTTCCATCGTCGTAGTGGAAGCCCATGTACTCGTCGTAGAAGCCGCCCTTGCCGTCGGGGACCTTGGGCAGGGTGATCGTCACGACGTCATGGAACCTCCCGCCGGTGCCCACGGAGTCCCTGCTCGTCTTGGTGGTCAGGGTCGGGGCGCAGTCGGTCTCGCTGAGGGCGGGCAGGGATGTGGCCGGCCCGCCGGGGGCCGCTGAGCCCGCCCTATAGGTGCAGTAGGGCACCGAGACGATGTTGTATTCGGACGAGTACTTGCTCTTGGTGTCGTCCGTGACCTTGTTGCCCTTGGCATCGTACAGCGTGGCGGCCCACTGGATGCGGCCCTTGGCGGTGACCGGGCCGGTTTCCTTGGAGGCGAAGGTCACCCACTTGCCGGCCTTGGCGTCCGCGATCTGCCGGGCGGTGAGGTCGATGCGCTGCGGGAAGCCGGACATCGGCTTCGCCTTGGCGGGGTCGAACCTGTCGCCGGCCTGCGGCTCGTAGGCGGTGACCTCGACGTAGCCGCCCTCCGGCAGGTCGCCGCGCAGGGCGATGTTGTCGTCGAAGGAGTCACCCAGACTGCCAAAGTTGTAGGTGCCGCCGCTGGCGACACCTTCCTCGGGGTGCCAGTCGGAGTACCCGCCCTTGACGGACGCCCTCGTCGCCAGCTCGGCCTCGACGGGGCCGGATTCCTTGTCGTGCTTCTCGGCGTCGATGCCCGGATGGCTCGCCTTGTCCGTCACGGTCACGGTCGCGTCGGTCAGGTCGGCGCTGGGGTCCTGCTCGATCAGCACCGTCTTCTCCTTGCCGCCGTCCATGTAGAAGGCGAAGCCCCACAACACTTTCCCGGCCTTGCCGTAGGTCGCGTCGGGTGTGGCGACCGTGACGTCCTTGCCGTCGGAGAGGTCCTTGAGCTGCGCGTCGGTGAGCTTGATGTCCTCCGGGGCGTAGCCTTCGAGCGCCTTATAGGTGCCGTCCTGCTGGAGCGCGGAGGCATAGGGTCGCACGTAGAAATCCCTGCGCGTGTAGTCCACGGTGCCCGTGACGCCGGGGCTCTCCCTCTGCGGCGTGATGGTGATGTCGTCGTGGAATTTCTCACCGACGTTCACATCGGACTTGCTGACCTTGGCCTTGCCGGTCGGCAGGCAGGGGTTGTCGCTGTCGTAGCGCGGGAAGTGGTCGTTCCAGCCGTTCCCGCCCTCATGGGAGGAGGCCGCGTCGAAGGATGTGATCGAGCAGTGCGTCCCGCCGCCGGTTCCCGGATTTCCGCACGCCTCCGTGCCGGCGTAGTCCGGCACGGTCGGGTCGCAGTTGACGTCCTTTCGGACGACCTCCGCCGCTGCGGCCGCGGCCGCGCCTCCCGCGTCGGTGGCTGGCACGGCGGCGTGCGCCGCCACCACGGGCGCGAAAAGCGTCGCCAGCGCCATGAGCAGCGCGAGTGCCTTCGCAAGCATTCGTCTCATATTCGGATTCCTTTCTTTGGGTACCGTTCTGGGCTGTGCGCCGCGGGGCAAGGGAAAACCCCGGAAAACGCTGGGTTTCCGGGGTTCCGGGTTGGTTCGGCTCGGCCGTCCTTACCTGCCGGCCTTGCCCTTGGCCGCGTCGATCTTGTTGAGGTAGTCGCTCACCTGACCGCGCGTGCCGGTGTAGCGCCTGCCGTTGATCTCGAACGTGCCGACGTCGTTGCGGTTGATGCCGTCGGCGCTGCGCTTCGTGACATGGAAGTCCACACGCCGGGCGTCCCGTTCCTGATGGGCGTTGAGGCCCTGACGGTCGGACAGCGTGCGCAGATCGACGGTCTTCGCCTTGGCGGCGTCCAGCTTGTCCTGCGCGGACTTCACGGCCTGCCTCGCCTCGGTCTTGGCGGCGCGTGCCCCGGCCAGTTGCTCGGCGGTCGCATGGCCCTCGGTGGCGGCGACGAAGGTCTCGCCCGCCGTCCTCGCGGCGCTGTTGGCCTTGGTCTCGGCCTTGACCACCCGTTTGGCGGCGCGGGTCTGCGCCTTGAGCATCTGCCGGGCGACCGCGCCGTTCTCGTCGTCGGCGGCGGTCATGGCGTAGCCGACGGCGTTCTGTTTGGCGTGGGAGACGGCGAGGTTCTTGCGCAGGTGGTCCGCGAAGGTCATGTTGCCGCCTGCGGCGAGGCGGTGCGCCTTGCCCACTGCGGCCGCTCCGGCCAGCACCGCGAGTCCGGCACCGCCGGTGGCGGCGACGAACCCGACCTTGGCGGCGGTCCTCGCGGGCTTGGAGGTCAATGCCATGCCCGCGCGGGTCAGGCCGCTCAGCGCGGTGCGCTTCGCCATCTCCCCGACGGCGGCGCGGCCTTTGAGCCCGCTGGCCTGAATCTCGCGCCAGCGGTTGCCGGCCAGTGTGCCGCGGCCGGCCCTGCGGTTGGCCTTGCGGACCTCCGCGAGGGTCTTCGCCACGCCCTTGTCGGAGACGTTGTTCGCGCGGTGGCGCTTCCAAGCCTCCATCTTGGAGAGGGTCTGCTCCGCGTCGGGCAGCGGCTTGAAGCCGGCCTCCTCCGGGGTGGGCGTTTCGGCGGCGGTGGAGGCTGCGGCGTCGCCCGCCGGGTTGGCGGTCGGCGTGGTGGTGGCTTCCTTGGTCTCCGTGGCGTCGATGGACGGTGGGACGACGGTGGAGGAGGCCCCGTCCCCGCCCATCGCGGCCGCCGCGGCGGGGTTGCCCGGCCTTCCGCTCTGGCCGTCGGCCCAGCGTCCGTGCATCGCGGCGTTGCGTCCGGTCCAGTACTTGTCGTACAGGCTGTTGTTCCGCCCGTTGGCGGCCGCCGCGCCGCGCAACGCGCCGAGTGCGCCACCCTGCTGGTAGCCGCCGACCGCTCCGGCGACGGACGCGCCGATCATGCCGGGTGCCGCCTTGCCGAGGCCGGTGAGCTTTCCGAGGCCGGCCATGATGGCGGAGCCGCCGATCATGGAGCCCATGAGGCCGCGCACGGAGATGTTGCCGAGGTGCAGCACCTTCTCGCCTATGAACTTGAACAGCCTGAGCGTCAGTATCGGGGACAGGCCCATCATTATCATGCGCACGGTGCCCGCGCCGGTGCCGCCGACCGCGTTGGTGACGATGGTGCTGATCTGCATGACGAGCATCAGGCCGTAGGTGAGCAGCGCGGAACCCATCGCGGTCCCGGCGCACCACTTGACGGCGGACGCCATCGCCTGCGAGCCCTTGTCCCAGCCGCTCGCGTACAGGAGCAGCGCGGGTGCCAAGGCGAGGCAGCACACGAGCAGCATCACCTGAAGCAGCGCCTTGCCCAATGCGTAGACACCGCCGAAGATGACGAAGTTCACCAGCGAGGAGAGGGTCATGCAGACCGCGCCCCAGAAGTTCACGTTGGTGTTGACGCCGTGCATGGCGTTGATGGTGACGGCGGCGGCGCGTTCCCCGTCGTCGTTCTTGTCGTAGTACTGCTGCCAGCCGTAAGCGTCCTCGCCCTCGGTCTCGGGCAGGTCGAACTTGGTGACGAGGCGCTTGGTCTGGTCGGTGGCCCGTCCGTCCTTGTCGTCATCGCCGTCCACGGCGTTGAGCACGTATTTGCCGATGTCGCCCTCGGCGTCGCCGCCGTTGGGTGCCTTGGTGCCCCGGAGGGCGACCTCGCAGCTCAGTTCTATGTTGCCGCCGCCGCCGTCCTTCGCGCCCCTGTCCTTGCCGGGGATGCCGTTGGTGAAGGCCCAGCCGCCGCGAGCCGTGCCGGTTCCGTCGTCCTTCAGGCCGCAGGTCTCCCAGATGGTCGCCAGACGGTCAACCTTCTTGGGCTGCGTGGCGCTGTTCTCCTTGTTCGCCACGAGGTATTCGGGGCCGTTCCACGCTATCGCGTTCGGGTCGAAGTCGCCGGACTTGAACTTTCCGCTGGCCTTGGCGGTCACGTCGATCTGGTCCTGAGCCTTGACGTTGAGCCTCGATTCGAGGACGCGGCAGAACGCCTGCGTCTGGTTGTCGAACGTCGCGCCGGCGTCTTGGTCACCGAACTGCGTGGCAGTCCAGAACGACATGGCACTGTCCTCCCAGTAGGAGGAGAGGCCGCGGACCACGGCGTCCTTCTCGACGCCGCCCTTGGCGTCGGCGTCCTTGTAGAGCTGCGCCACGTAGCGCCTGCACGAGAGGTTGCCCGCGTCGGCGTCGTAGAAGGAGGACTTGCCCCAGTCGCTCGCGCCGGAGGTCATGCCCTCGGTCACCTTGTCGGCCACGTCCTGCATGCTCGTGGCGACCCACGCGGGGCTCATGACGGCGGGCGTGCTGCCCTTGCCGCTGGAGGCTGCGGCCGCGTTGCCCATCGTCACGAGCATCGCCACGGCGAAGCCGAAGGCGACGAGCTTCTTCAGCAGGACCTTCGCGCCGGACGCCGCCGAGCCGTTGGGGCGCATAATCATGGCCGCGCCGGACACCAGTATGAACAGCGCGAACAGCGCCAAGAGGTAGTAGTTGGACGTGAGGGCCTTGGTCAGACCGGCGAAGATGTCGTTGATGCGCCAGCCCATGTCCTTTATCAGGTCGAGCTCCGACGCGCCCTGCACGAGCTTGACGGCGGACAGCCACAGGCTGTTGCCCATGTTGACGAACATGCTCGTGATGCCGGAGAACAGCCCGCCCTTGTCCGACCTGAAGTTGATCGAGCCGAGCACCGGGCCCCACCGCAGCAGCGGCAGGCACGCGCCCGCGCCGTCGCAGCCCTTGGCGGCGAGAACCAATCCATTCATATGACCGCACCTTCCTTATATATAGAGGTTTCTTCCTCGTCTGTCCGGGGAGGCGCGGGGTCACGGGCTATCCGACCAACCCGACGAAATAGCTCTCCGTAGGGTCGATGCGCTCCGGTGAGCCGGGCACGAAGAAGCTGCCGGGCTTCAGGCGGCGCTTGTCGTTGAGGTCGTTCCACATGCTGCGGCCCCTTCTGGCCGAATCGGTCCTCGACCGTTGGAACACCAGCGTCCCCACGGCGGCGAGCACGAGCCACGCCATGAGGGCGATGGTGCCGTTCAGTATGAAGAGCGGCGCGGCGACGACCCCGGCGACGACGAAGCAGACGGCCGCGGTGACGAGCACGTTCCAGCGCACATACACCGTGAAAATCTTCTCGTCGCGCATGTCCTCCATCGCGCGTCCGTTGAGGAAGGTGAGGTCCCACATGGCCGGCTCCTTATATATGCGTGCTTTCCAATCCCGTCTGTCCCGCCGCACAGCCAAGCGCGAGCGGAGGCCGCGAAGCCCCCGCGTCCCAACCTTGCGCAAGGAGAGGAAAACCATGTCCAACGGAGAAATCGTTCTCGCCGCGTCCATGAGGAACGACGTCCAGACGGCCCTCGAATCCGTCGTCAACAGCGTGCTGCCCTCCATCGTGAAGAGCATCATGTTCGCCATCGGCGCTCTCGGCCTCGGCTTCGTGCTGCTGGCCCTGCTGATGAAGAAGTTCCTGCCGAACAACCAGATGTTCGCCAACATCGACGCGAAGCAGTTGATCTGGACCACCGTGGTGGCGACCATCCTCGTGTCGCCCAGCCTCGTGAAGTACGTCGGCCTCATAGCCGACGGCCTGATCTTCATGTTCGAGAGCCTGTTCGAGTGGGTTCAGGGGCTGAACAAGTAACCCACGGCGACCCAAGGCCACCGTCCGGCATCCGTCGGCGGTGGCCTTTCCCATGCCCGGAGTCGCGGCGGGGACAGCCCATACCGCAGATGTGGTTCACAAGGAAGGCGATGGCATGGCATCGAGGACATCAAGGCGCGGCCAAGGCAACGACCCGTTCTGGGAGAGGAAGCCGGACAAGGCCAAGGAGCTGAGCGAGACCCGCCGCGTGGCGCAGATCGCATGGAAACGGGTGAACCCGTGGCGCATATTCGTCGTCCTCCTGCTGCTGGTCGGCCCGATGCTGGGCTTGGCGGGCCTCGTGTTCCCCGCTCAGGAGACCCCGGAGACGCCGGTGGCCGACTTCGCGCCGAGCGGCAAGACGCAGGCCACGATGTACGTGGAGAACTGGCTGAGGGACGGCTCCCCGCTGGAGGAGGGCCGCATCCTGTCTTGGGACGGCGTGACCAACGAAAGGGCGCAGACGGGCAACGGCTCCTCGAAGAGGAACGTGCCCTTGGTCGTCCACTCCTTCACGCTCGCGGACAAGGCCGGGGACGTGTGGAGGGCGACGCTCACGGTGCGCAGGTCCGACGGCTCCCCCGTGTCCGAGCCGATGCTGGAGAAGGACCCGGCCCCGGAGCTCAAGCCCTCGGAGACGCCCGACTGGTCCGGCACCTTGGGGTTGACCAACATCCAGAGCGCCGACCCCGCCGGGGTGGTCGTGGAGAAATGGGCGCAGGCGTACATGGGCTCCTCCTCGCAGCAGCTCACCGTGCTCGTGGCCGACCCCGACGGCAAGCACGCCTACCGCGCCGCCGACATAGGCGAGGTGCAGTCCGCCACGGTGCAGAAGGCCGCGTACCTGAACCGTGGCGATGTCAACCGGAACGAGTCCACGTCCAACTGGGCCGTGGCGAGGGTCGGCGTCGAGGTACGGCCTTGGAACGCCAAAAAGGACTCGCAGCCCGTGCAGCTCGACTACGACGTGCTGCTGAAGGACCCCGACTCGGGCTCCGCGAAGGTCGTCGCTTGGGGCGCGGTCGGAACCGGCGCGGAATTGAGGGCTTACCGCAACGCCGTCACCGGGACGGCGGCCGACGCGCTGAGGAACGGGGACGAGAAGGACGAAGACACCACAGGCGACGGAACGACCGGGGCCACGGGCGGCACAGACACGGGCACCGATACCGAAGGCGCGACCACGGAAGGAGCAGCACAGCAATGAGCGACGAGAACGAAACCAAGGCCGGGACCGGGGCGGCCGAAAAGCCGGAGCACTACGAGCGCAGCTTCGCGGAGAACGGCGAGCAGTGGGGTTCTTGGGCGGCGGGCATCGCCGTCGTGATTCTGGCGGTCGCGGTCGTCCGCGCGATCTTCTTCTAGACGGGGCGAAAATCCGCACCATGCCGGCGGCACAACGACCGTCCGGTCGGTGGAGCCATCGGAACACGATGGAACGAAAACGCACTACACAAAGGAGCGAATATGGCTGCACCAGCCAAGAACAGCAAGACCAAGAAGCGCGACACGGCGACGACCACCGGCGAGGCCCGCCTGAACTTCCTACAGGTGACCGAGCCCGACTACCAGTGGTTCGGCGTGGGCGACGACCGCAGGAAGAGCGAGTACAAGAGCTATTCCGCGCGAATCATCATCCCAAGAGCGACGAGGCGACCCACGAGGCGCTGGAGCACATCGTCAGGCAGGCCCTCCTCGCCGCCCGCGACGAAGGCAAGATCAGCCTGCCGCTCAACCCCGCCAACTTCTCCGACCCGATCAAGGACGGCGACACCGAGCCCTACAGCAAGCACGAAGAGAATCTGTCGAGCTGGGTCCTGACCGCCACCTCCGGCGACCGCTACGCCCCCGGCCTCTACCTGCTGACCGAAAGCAAAACCATCGCCAAGGACTCCGAGCGCGACCCCGACAACTGGTACGACGGCATCTACGGCTCCGCCCGCATCAGCGCCCGCGCGTGGGTGGACAAGAAGGGCAAGGTCGGCGTGAGCCTGTACCTCAACAGCCTGCTGAAGCTGCGCGACGGCGACCGCCTCGGCGGCTCCTCCGACCCCGACAAGGACTTCGCGGCCTTCACCGGCACCAACGTGCCCAACGGCGGTCTGGTCGGCAGGCAGTCCGACGACGAGGAGGACGGCATCTTCGGTGCCGCCCCGAAGCCGGAGGCCACGGAGCTCAGGGCCGAGGACCTGATCGCGGGCGGCGATGACGTGGAGCTCGACTTCTGAGACGAACCGACCGGTCTTGGGCCGGCACCTCTTCACGGGGTGCCGGCCCTTTCGTTTTTCCCGGACAGCCGTGCGTGCGAAATCCGCGCCATACGGCAACTGGAATTTTGGAGGGCTTATTATGACGGACACTCAAACGACTCACAGACTCGCGGACGTCCACAGGCGGTTCCTGCTGGACCACGCCATCGACCCGCGCGACTACCCGGAAGGCGACCTGTACACCGCAGACCGGCCCGACTCCCTGCCCCCGCGCATCGACTGCCCGACCCCGGCGCTCGTGTTCGCCCTGCACCGGGTGTCCGGCGGCGTCGTGTGGCAGGCCCGCCCCGACCGTCCCCGCAAGGACGCCAAGGGCCGGGCGATGAAATACGTGCAGCAGCGCGGCGAGGGCGGCATCCTGTTCGCCCCGGAGGACCAGCCGACCGACTGGCGCGACGCCCGCACCATCATGCTCGTAGAGGGTACCAAGCAGACTATGGCCGCATCCCGGCACCTGCCCGATGGCGTCGCCGCCGTGGGCCTGCTGGGCTGCTGGAACTGGTCCTCCGAAGGCTTCCCCGGCGACGACCTGCACCACCTCTTGCGCCACTCGAAGGCCACCCGCTTCGTGGTCGCCTTCGACGCCGACGTGAGCTCCAACCCGAACGTGAACCGCTCCGCCTCGATGCTGCTCTCGTCGCTGCGCGAGCTCTACCCCGTGCTGCGCGGCAACGGCGGCACGCCGACCGTGCTGTTCGCCACCTTGCAGAACAGGCTCGGCACGAAGGCCGACATCGACGGCGAGATGGGGAAGCTGACCGACGGCGAGCGCGACCGCCTGATGCGCAACATGCTGAAGGACGCGGGCGACCTGCCCGCGTGCGTCCCGTTGGAGAACAACCTGCCGGTGGTGATGCGCTATGACCTCGGCCTCGCGTTGCTGCGCGACGACGAGGGCAGTGACGGCCTCGCGCCCGGCGAGCGCCCGACCGTGCTGCCGGACAATGCGCTGATGGGCTGCACCGTCCGCGTGACGAACGCTATCCGCTGGAAGGCGAACCCGAAGGACCCGGACGCCCCGTTGGGCGAGCCGTTGTTCGACGTGGAGGCGGCGATCTTCAATCCGGGAGGCAGGCCGACCGTGGTGCCGATGCGCAATCTCACTCTCAAGCAGGTCGAGGACTTGGGTTCGCTTGTCAGGAGCCTGCCGGACGACCGGGCGACGTCCATCCGCGTGCCGCGCGACCCGAGGACGGTCAGGCTGGTGCTGGATTCCCTGTGGGAGTCCTCGACCGGGAGCCGTGAGACCTATCGGGTGGCGCATATCGGCTGGGACATTCCGGCCGACGGCGGGCGGGCGAGCTTCACGCTGCCGCAGGGGTCCATGACCGCCGACGGTTGGGTTCAAGGTGATGCGGCGTGCGTCACGAAGTCCGATCTGGGCGGCGAGATGCGCAAGATTCGCATGGAGCCTTTGGCGGTCAACGACGACGTGCGCCGGGCCGCGAGCATGCTTACCCTCGGTCTAAGGGGCGTGTGGGCCAAGCCGGTGCGTTCCGACGCCTCGCTGGGCGCGTTGGCGCTGAGCTTCCTGCCGACCCCGCCCGCGTGCGTGGTCGCGTATTTCGGCGGCTTCTCGAATGGCAAGTCCACCCTGATGCAGACGTACAACGCGCTGGTCGGCTCCGCGTGGGGTCCGACCCGCAACCAATCGATGCTCGCATTCAGCAGCACGTCGAACGCCATCGACCTCGCCATGCGTGGCATCGACAACTTCCCCGTGTTCGTGGACGACATGAAGATGCCGGCCAGCCGGGTGGAGCGGGTCAAGCTCAATGAGATATTCGACAGCATCGTGCGCCGCGCCCACGGTTCCGGCGAGCGCATGCGCGGTCAGGTGCAGAACGGCTCCGTGGGCCTGCGCCGCCGTGACGACAGTCAACCGTTGCCGTTCATCGTGGGCGAGCGCATCCCCGACGACGCCGCGGCGAGCGCCCTGTCGCGCATCTATCAGGTGCCGATGGACACGCCGCAATCCCTGTCGTCGGCCAAGCAGCTCAATGAGGCCACCGGGGCTGACGAGGGCCTGCGTGACGTCATCGGGTCGTTCATGGCCGCGTACCTGCCGTGCGACGAGCTGGACGAGGGCGGCAACAAGCTGCTCACCGGAATCCAGCGCATGACCAGCGCCCGCGAGTGGCAGCAGGTCATACCGCTGTACCTGCGCTGGCTGGCCCGGCGCATCGAGTCCGAGAAGGCCGACGGCGGCGATTTCTCCGCGAGGATAGCGGACCGTCGCAACATGTGGGCCGAATACGTCAACGATTCGGCGGCTTGGAAGGCCGGGCGCTCGCGTGGCCTGCGCCTGAGCACGCGAGAATCCCTTGTGGTCGCGGGCATCCTGACCGGACTTCAATACTGGACAGAGTTCATGGACGAGACCGGCCTGTGGCTCAGCGACGCGGCCAAGGAGTCGTGGCACGCCAAGCTCGACCAAGGACATGGCGAGCCGGCGGTGGCGGGCATCATCGCCAACCACCTGAAGGCGGCGGACTCGCTCGCCAACGACACCGGCTCCCTGCTGGACAGGCTGCGCTCCTACGTGATGACCGGGCGCGTGACGCTCGGCAACGAGATGGGCCAGCCCGTCAACGGCGCGGACGACGGCAACAAGCCGATCATCGGCTACGTCAAAGCGTTCCCGGACGAGGGCAACGCCTACTGCTTCGCGCCGGACACGCTCATACGCGAGCTGAGGCTCGAACAGACTGTGAGTGACGTGAAGAACGCGATGGCCCCCTACACCATGCACGACCAGAAGGACTCCCCCGTGCGCCAGATACGCATCGCCGGACGCAGGCTGCGCATGCTGTGCATCCCCGAGGCGGTGTGGTTCGGTGAGGACGGCGACGAACCGGGGAACGGCCCCGAACCCGAACCGACGGACGACGGTCCCAAGGGCGCGAGTCCGATGGACGCGAAGCCGGACACGGAAAGGCCCGTCGAGGCCCCGAAGCCGGTGGAGGCCGTGACGCCCGCGGAACCCGGTTGGGACCCGGAGCCCGTCGGAGCCCCGTCGGCCAAGAAACCCACGACCGTGGTCACGCCGGACGACCCGTGGAAGGCGGGCCGCGGGAACGCGACCGGATACACGGCACCGCCCACCGATGACTCCCACGACTTGGCTAGGGCCGAACGCGACTTCGCCGGGCAACTCGGCTTCGCCACCGTGGCCCCATACGACGACCCGGAGGAGGACGACATATTCACCACGAACGAAAGCGAGGCAAGAGCATGAACGACACCAAGGAAACGAACCTGCTCAGGGAGAACGGCTGGCTCGAAGGCATCGACATTCTGGCCGACTGGGCGAACAGGTGCCACGGCAGGGGCTACCTGATCGGACCGGGCATCGGCTTGGCGACCGCGAGCCCCGCCCTGCGCTCGCGCAACATCATCGACCCGAGGGTGCGGCCAAGCAAGCCCGGCGACGAGCTCCGGTGGCTGACCGGCGCGGACGGCGAACCACGCATCGACTTGGCAATCCCGATTCAGGCGCTCAGACGTCAGGCGGCGGTGAACCTGCTCGCCGCCGTCGCACGCGAGCACGGACGCGAGATCGTGGAGCTGCCCCGCGAGCACATCCACATCTACGACCCCGCCGGACGCGACCCGGACGCATACCCCGAGACCTACGACCCCGACAAGCTCAAGGGGCCGGGTGCGTTCACGTTCTGCCTGTCGGCCTCCACAAGGCTCGACGCCATCGAACTGGCACGCCGGTGGGGACGGCTCGACAACAGGACGCTGGCCGCGCTCGTCCGCCTGTGCGACTGGGGCAACATCGAACCCAACCGGGTCATCCCCGGCCCGCCGATGGGACTGCCCCAGCCCGCCGGGGACATCGAACGCATCAAGCGCTCCCCCGACGCCTACAGGCTCGCCCGCACCGAGCCCATCAACGACGGGGACTCCTACCGCAGGGCGCTGGAGCGAACCCTGCCCAGCGACGCCGTGGAATCCGAGGTCTCCGCGCTCGACCTGCTCGTGCGCTGCGAGGCCGCCATCGAACCAAAGGACCTCGCCGCAGGACGATGGCTCGCCAACCCCAAGACCTACCGCAGAAGCGACTGGCGACCACTGGACGCCGACTTGGGAGGCCGCGTCATCAAGGGACCGTGGCCCGGAGGCGTGGCCGACCGCGTGGGCTTCCGCAGGGCCCAGCTCATGCGCGACGTGCTCGTGGCCGGAGCCGACCGCGACACCCCGGTGCGCACCCTGCGCGTCCTCGGCATGGGCGAGATCGAGGCGATGATCGACCGTGGCGAACTGCCCGGCAAGGGCGACGTGCCCACCGTCCCCGACGAGCTCCCCGAAGCCACGCCGGCTGAGGACTGGGCCAAGGTCGAGGACCTGATGCCAGCAGAATAGGCCGAAAACGACGAAGGCCACCCGGAAACTCCGATTTTCCGGGTGGTTTTTCCTTTATCCGGGACGACCAACCGACCACCCTGCGTCGATTAAAACCGAAAATACGAGAGCATTCCCATGACCCGGCGGACGCCCCGGAGAGCGGACAGCCAACCGCAGCAAGCGAAAGGCGACGGAAGGCACAGGCATGACCGATTTCTTCGGATACGAATGGTGGCTGTCGGGCGCGGCGCTGTCATGGTACGACAGCAACGGCATGGCGCTCGCGGGCCGCAGACCCGCATGGCTCCCCGGACGGGACGAGGCGACCAACTGCGTCACGAGGCAGCTCGACCGGGTGGCCGAGGTCATCGGCCTCGTCCACTCGTTCAGGACGCTGGAGACGAAGCAGCTCAACCGTCTCGCACCCGGAACACCCGACAAGCCAGCGGTCATGCTCTACCGCTCCCTCGCCGCGCTCGGACTGATCGACCTAGGCTTCCCCATGACGTTCGACGGCAGGCCGAACAACAACCCGATGTCCGCCGACTGGATGGCCCTGCGCCTCCCGGTCGATGACATCGCGCAGAAGCTCCTCGACCTCGGCATGAACCCCGTTCAGGTGTCGGCCCTCTCCGCGTCGAGGGCGCTGCGCTCGCAGCGCCAGTACGACCGCCACAACCTGCTCACCGTCGAGGCGGCGCTGCCGTTCCTCGACTTGGGCTGGTCGCTCGTGGGCGAGGGCTGGTCCCGCTTCGACCTGCTCTACGACGACGATTCCATCGACGGCTCCGGCTCGCCCGACGTCACGCTGGTGCGGCCCGACGGCTTCCGGGTGTGCATCGAGCTGACCGCCTCCGGCTCGTTCCTCGCGGGCAAGGTGTCACGCTGGCAAAGCCACATGGACAAGCATCCCTATGCGAGGACGCAGGTCGTGTGGCTGCTCGCCGGAAGGGGCGACAAGGGCCAGAGGATGCTCGAATCCAAGATGCGCTCCGCGTTCAAGGCGGCGGACACCGCCCAGCCGGTCGCGCTCTGGGAGGACTGGTTCGGCCCCGACGGCCAGATCGGCAGATGCCACTACCCCAACGGCGAAACGTTCGACGTGCTCACCGCGAAGGCGCAGCCCGGACCGACATGGAAGGCACCCACCGACCCCGGCAGGGACGCCTGATGCAGGCGGCCGCCGCATACGGACTCGACGCCTCCGGCTGGGGCATGCCGCAGGGTTTGACGGCGGCTTGGCACGGCGGCGTCGCCGGACAGCCAAGGGCATGAGACGAAAGGCACTTTTCTGGACGGCGGGCCTGCTGGCCCCGCTCATGGTCGTGGCGCTGCCCATGCTCATGGTCGTGGCGATGCTCTCCTCGATGGGCGGGGACGACGACGCAGCGGACGACTCTCCGAGCGCATGCACCAAGACCGTGGCCGACACCACGGAGACCGATTCGGCGGGGACCACCGGCTCCGGCCAGCTCGCCAACGGCCTGAAGGTCGCGCAGGCGTTCGCGGACGCCGGGTACACGAAGGAGAGCGCGGCGGGCGTGGTAGCCAACCTCGTGGCGGAGTCGGGCATCAATCCGACGAGGGGCGAGGTCGGCGGCTCCGGCTACGGAATAGCGCAGTGGACGCCGAAGAGCAAGCTCCAAGCCAAGATGGACGGAATGGGCATCGGCGGTGAGAACATGGACAGCATCGACACGCAGGTGAAGGTGCTCATTCACTACGCCAAGGGCGACTTCAACAACCATTACCTCGGCAACGTGCAGTCCGAGCATCCCGACTGGGTGATCGGCGGAGACCTCTACAAGTCTTGGTACAACGCCACCTCGCCGCAGGCGGCGGCGTTCGCATGGATGGCCGGCTGGGAGCGCCCCGACTGGGCGAAGAGCAACAAGGAGCTCCGCATCCAGACCGCCGTGGACTGGTACCGGAACAAACTCGACGGCATCAGCTTCCAGACCAGCCCGACGGCGGACAAGGACGCGGGTGCCGGCACCGACGGCGGAACGGAAGGCTCCACTGATGGCGGGGTGGTGCAGGCGGGGTGCAAGAGCGAGGACAGCGGCCAGACAAATGGAGGCGAAGGCATAGGCGACGCCCCGGTCGGGGAAGGTGACTTCGGCTGGCTCTGCAAGGCGTTGGAGGACAAGTACAAGCGCGACATCTGTATCGAGGGGACGACGCAGCTCGTGGGCGGTAATGGTGGGTTCGCAGGCGTGTCGAGCCAATATCGCTGGCAGTGTGTTCTTTACGCATGGCTGCGTGCCTATCTCGTCTACGGCGACAAAGGCTGGACGCCAATCACCGGTGACCCATGCGGCAGCGGAGGACACATAGCCGAGTGCGCCGCCGGCGACCCCGCATGGAACGTCAGCTCGACCCCGCACGCCGGTGATCTGATCTCCTCATACTGTGGCCCCTTCGGAGGTTGCTCGCCGGGCCACATCGCGTATGTGGAGGAGGTGCAGGAGGGCGCGCAGTACGGCGGCTGGCGCATACGAATCAGTGAGGGCAACTACCACTCCGACGGACGATGGGCGGGCTACAACGGCAGGTGGCTCACCGCCTCCCAGCTTTCCAAGCAACTGGCGGATGGAAAGAAGCCCTTCATCTCGAACAAGGCATGGAAGAAGTAGCTCACCGTTGAAGACCCCTTAGAGGGGTCTTCAATTTTTTGCTGGCTGCACAGGCTCTTTCGGACAACAACCGAAGGAACGTTGCATGGCTATAAAGAAAAGTGGAAAAGGTGCCCTCACACTGGGGCTGACCAGCCTGCAAGCCAAGGAGCTTTGCAAGGACCTGAATCTTGTGCGAAGCGGGAGCCATCTTCTGTACCTCGACGGGAGGAAGCAGCCACATGGCCCCTTATGCACCAAGGAAATCAAGGGTGTGAAGACGCTGGTGGACATCCGTCACACGCTCTGGGAGATCGAAAACGGGCCGAAACCGAAGGGCGTGCCTTTGTTGGGTTGCCCGGATAACCCCTGTTGCATCGAGCCGGAGCACCAAAGCCTGCGACAGACCAAGGACCCCAAGGAACGTTTCATGCGTTTCGTGGAGAAGTGCCCCGGAGACGATGGCTGCTGGCTGTGGCGTGGGTACACGGATGAAGGCAGTAGAAGGCGCGGTCTACCTTACGGGTACTTCTGGTTGAAAGGCCAGCGCAATACACCTGCCCATCGCTTTGCCTACGAGACTTTCGTCGGTCCCATTCCGCGAGGTATGTATGTTGACCACATCTGCCACCGCACGCTGTGCGTGAAACCCGACCATCTGCGCCTCGTGAGCAAAACCGGAAATTCACAGAACAGGGTGCCGACCAGCAAAAGGTCTTCCTTCGGGCTGCGAAACATCACCATCTCGAAGAAGCAGCGTGGATATGCCTCGGATGGTGTTTACATCCGCGTCAAAGTGTATGCCTCTGGAGAGAACCACTATTCGACCCACCGGTACCTTCTCCCCGAGCTACCCCACGCCGAGCAGATCGCCTGCTACATGCGCCACAAGTATCAGCCCGACTCGGACGACAACGAGTTTGCCGCCGCAGTCGCGCTTCAGAAGGCGGAGGATGAACCTGTGCTCGAAGTCTTGAGACAATCGCTGAAGGCCATGCACGACCTCTATGCCTCGCCAATGGTCCGCACGACGCCGACCGCAGCGGAGTGCGAGCGCCTGCTCGTCCGTTACCGCAAGGAACCCCTGTCATTGATGCGACGCGGCCCGATGGAGCCGATCAATGACTTCCACTTGGAGCGCGACCCATTGTGCCTTCACTACGAAGTGCCGAGCGACGAGACCGTGGAGGCTAGGTTTAGGAGGCTTGCCGCCAAGACCGCCGGGCCGAGAGGCTGCTGGATTTGGCAGGGCGCGAGCCACTATGAGAAAGGCAGGTTGCGGGGTTCTCTGCAAGTTCGTCGCGGTGTGGTCAGGCCTGTTGTCCTGTATGCCTATGAGCTTTTCAAAGGGTCTGTCCCTAGGTACTGGTTTATAGGCCACACATGCGGTCAGGCGCTCTGCGTAAACCCGCACCATCTCTTCCTGACAAAGGTGCCGAGAGATTTGTGGAAGAAGTCATGATTCACTTTCGGACCAAGCCCCAGCGTTGGGGCAGCGAGCCGTTGTATATCCACCGCCTCAGCAGCTCCGCCACCGCGTCCACGCTGAGCGCATGATCGGGCCGCATGCGCCGCAGCATCCCGCCGTCGCATGCGGCCCGCTGCTAACACCCGGTCGAAGGTCGCTCACTTGCCGGCCTTCGCCCGCTTCGCCACCAGCTTGTCAAGCCTCTCCCTGATGTCCCTCGGCCCGGTGTTGCCCATGCTCTCCGGCGGCACATGGTCGAGATACCGGCGCAGCAGTGCCTCCTCCTCGTCAAGCCGACCAAGCTTGCGCAGCACGATGGCCGCCTGCTCCGTGTACCACGGCGCAGGCTCGCGCCCCAAGCCCTCGGCCCGCTCCGCGACCGCCTCGTTCTCGGCGGCCTGCACCGATTGCATGCACAGCGCCAACGCCTCGTCCAGCCTGCCCTCGCGCTTGAGCTGCTTGATCGGTTCGACCGTCTCCAGATAATGCACGCCGTTGACCGTGCCGCGCCTGAACTCCTCGGCGCGTCCGCCGCCCTCGGCCAGACCCTCGCGCACGAGCTCCACGTTGTCCCGGTGGTTGGCCGCCGCCTTCTCCTGCGGAGACATGGGCGGATGGTTCGTCTCCGACCACAGCCACTCAGGCGTCCCGTCGCCCAGCCAGACCCACGCCTCGCAGCGGAGGCCTTCGGGAGCAGGGCCGTGAAGATTTGCACGGGCACCTCCTTGGCGGCACCCTCGATCAGACGGAAGCCCTCTAAGTACGCGCCCGGAAGATAGCCGACGCGCTCACCCTCGACCACCACGGCGATGGCCTTGTCGCTCTTGGGGTTGTCCGATTCGTGCCGGAGCCGGCCCACGGTCTCGCGGCAACCGCCCCGCCGGTCGATGCCGTGACGCCGGGCGAATCCCAGCATGGCGTCCTTGCAGGTCGTCGTGGTGCCGCTGAGCTGCACGCAGTCCGGCAGCCGCAGCGTGACGCTCAGGGACGGGTTTCCACCGCCCGCGCTCGCAGGTGTTCGCCAAGGGTCGATGTTCGTCGGTCGGTTGCTTTCCGGTGCGGCGGCTCCACGACCAAGCAAGCCCCTCAGTGAATCAAGCAGTCCCATGATGCTCCCCTCGTCCTCGTCGGGTTTCCTCCAGTCTAGTGCCGGTTGTTAGCACGCCCGCCAAGACCGGTCACGGAAATCCGCGCCATGCCGCACCCGTACGATCTAGGAGGCCGACATGGTTAATGAGAAACTGAGGAACCTGACCGAGGAGCAACTTGAGACTCTGGCGGGTGAGGGGACGACCGACCCGGAGCTGCTGGCGGCGCTGGCCGACGAAGGCGCGGGCGGCGTCAGGGGGCTGGTGGCCCTGAATCCACGCACGGCCACCGAAGTGCTGACGAAGCTCGCGCACGACACCGACCCGGCGGTGCGATGGGCCGTGGCGGGGAACATCCGCACCCCCAACGAGATGCTGGTCCGGCTGGCCGAGGACACCGAACCGCAGGTGCGCTGGGCCGTGGCCGACAACATGCGCACACCCGTCGAGACGCTGGACCGTCTAGGGGGCGACGCCAGCCCGCTTGTGCGGCTCCGCGCCGCCCGCAACCCGCGTCTGCCCGCCGAGCGGCTGGCCGAACTGGCGAGGGACGACCGCTCGGACATCAGGGAGGCGGTGGCGGGACACCCCTCCACCCCGGTCAGGTCGCTGAGGGCGCTTTCGATGGACAGGGACGCGGACGTGCGCCAAGCCGTCATCGGCAACGGGAGCACGCCCGCCGAACTGCTCATGGAGATGGCCGATCTGGACATCGGCGGAACCGGTATGGCTGCGATGACCGAAAGGGTCCGCAGAATCTCGAAGAGCCGGAAGCAACACTGAGACAAGAGAAGCCCACGACCTTTCACAGGCCGTGGGCTTCGTTGATGATTGTTAACGCCCTATCGAACGGAGCTCACGCCGTAAGGCCCGACTTCGACTTCGCCAACGGAACCCTGACCACGGCGGTCGGCAGCGGGCCGTCCTTGCCGCGCGTCTTCAGCGCGACATGGTACTTGGCTATCGACCTCACGCGAGCGCCCGTCCACTCGCCGGTGCCGTCATCGAGGACGGCGGCAACCTCGTCGGAAATCTGCGGGTTGCCGATCAGGAAGCTCGCCACGGTCATGTAGCCGAGGAAGCTGTTGCGCACCTCGTCGTTGAGCTGGCGTGGATTCTGAGTGGCGAACAGGCATTCCACGCCGAACTCTCGGCCCTTCTCGCGCATCCAAGCGACCACGGAGCCATCGTCGGCGGAGAGCATGGACAGCTCGTCGCACACCACGGTCAGCGACCTGCCATCGCGCTGCCAGCCACCGCAGACCCGCTCGACGGACTCCCTCAGAGACTTGAGCAGCATCGGGCCGAGGATGTCCGGCAGTCCTGCCGGCATGGAAACGCCACGGGTCGAGACGGACAGCACGATGGCGATGTCGAGGCGACGCTGGAGCACAAAGTCCCAAGTGACCTTCGGACGCCTCACGTCGAACACGGGCGATGCCTTGAGAAGATCGCTCACCTTGTTCAGCGGAGCGGAGAGCTTGTTCATCAACTGCGTGTCCGACATCGCCAGCTTGCCGGTGCCACGGCGCTCGCCAAGAAGACGGGCGTAGGCGTCCCGAATCTCCGCCGGCGGCCGCAGGGCGTCGGACGCCTTGAGGAGCATCGTCGCCTGCTGCACGCCGCGTCCGAGCAGCACGATGTGCGCGATGGTCAGCCAGCCGTCGCCTGCGTCGAGCGTGATGCCGACCTTGGCGGCGTATTCGCGGGCCTTCGGCTGGGCGACGAACCACTGGCCGACAAGCGCCGCGTCATGCAACTGGGCGAGCGAAGCGCCCATGACGGAACCCGCCGGATAGGCGAAGCGAACCAAATCCGCGAATCGCTGCGCCCGCGTCTCGATGTCGCCGGGGCCGAGCATGTCGATGACCGGCTCGTCCGGCAGGCCCATCATGTCTATGACCTTCAGCCTGCCGTGCGACAGCTCCCTCAGCAGCGGCACGCGGTTCGCGGTCTTCACCTCGAAGCTGAGCATCTGGTTGTCCTCCTCGTGCGACCAGAGCCAAGACTGGAGCAGGTCGGTCAGGTTCGTCTTGCCGCTTCCGGCCTCGCCCACTATCGCCACGCCGCCGTAGAGCGTATCCCTCCTCAATCGCACCGGGTTGTTCGCCGCGTCGTAGCCGATCAGGGGACCGTCGGCATCACGGAAGCCGTCGGCGGCGAACGTCGCGCCGGATTTGCTCATGGCCTTGCCCCTCTCCGGTGCGCACAGCGCCGCCAAGGTTCCCGGCGGCACCGGCAGGCTCGAACGCTGCAACGCATACGCCCGCACCAGCCTGCGGCCCGGTGCGCCCTCGTCCCGGTCGTCGCCGCCGAACCTCGACTTGAAGTCGTCGCTGTCCGCCGTGCGCTTCCTCGCGGCCCACCAGTAGTGGCGTGGCGTGCGGAACATCTCGTGGCCGGGCAGGTCGGAGCGCAGCCGCAGGAGACGGAGGACGGAGTAGACCAGCAGCGCCAGCAGCGGGAACGCCGGCCAGATGGGAAGATCGTAGATGAGCCATGCCGTCAACACGGCGGTGAAAAGCGCTCCCGACAGAAGCACGAGCCCCAGTCCGGGCCGCGACTTCCACGACACGGTGTGGTCGAGCCCGGTGCGCAGCGACGCCATGCCCTGCTGGCATGCGGTGCGGGCGTCGGCCAAGGACGGCGAGCCCGCCGTGACCCTCACCGCGGCGACGCCCGGCTTGCGCAGCTTGTTGCCGTCGGCCTGCGAGTTCGTCTCGTCGCTGACCCAAGACCTCACGCGCTCGGTCTCCCAACGGCCCAGACGACGCGCGGTGAGGCACACGAAGCCGTCCTCCGGCGCGGTCAGCTTGGTGACGTCCGCGCCGTCCTGACTCGCCCGCGACAATCGGGCGTTGCGCTTGACGTGGCTGTGGACGACCCGCAGGTCGCCGCGCCCGATGCTCGACGGCGGCTCGGTCTCGCGCGGCACGCCCTGCACCGCGCCCCCAAGCTCGCGGGCAGTCCTCGTCTCAAGCGCCTCGTCGCCCTCGCACTGCGGGAAGCAGACCAGCAGCCTGTCCGAGCCGTCATGGCGCTCCGCCACGACCATCATCGCGGGGACGTTGATGTTGCGCAGCCACTCCCCCGGCGACGGCGAATCGACCAAGCCCGCGAGCGTCGCGGCCTGCAACGCCCTGTTCTGAAACTCGTCCGGGTCCATCTTCTCGCCCGGCGTCCTGTCAAAGGTGAACCAACGCAACGGCGCACCGCCTTTCAATCGAAGCATTGTCAGATGAGGCTGTGCCTTTCCGCGCCATGCCGCGCACAGCCCGTGTTAACGGACGATTCAAAACGACTCACGAAAGGCGATGGCATGGACGACGGAAGGCCAAGCGGAAGACCACTGAGGGACGGCGAGCGCTTCGGCACCCTGACCGTGCATGGCTGGGACCCCGACCGCAGGAAGTACGTGCTCTGGTGCGACTGCGGCGGAACCTGCCGTGCGACCGCGAGCGAACTCCGCGCCGGGCGCAGGAGGACCTGCGGCGACCGCATCGCGCACAGGTCGCAGGGCGGCGAGTCGAACATGTCGGGCGACCGGCTGCACCGGCTGTGGCGCAGGCTGCTGCACGAGCCGAAGGGCATCGAGGAGCGCTGGCTGTCCTTCGACTCGTTCCGCGACGACGCATACCGGCACGGCTACTCGGACGACGCGAGGCTTGCGAGGCTCGACCCCGGCTCCCGCTGGTCGAGGTCGAACACGGTGTGGACGACCGGACCGACCACCAAGGGCGCGGTCGAGTCCGTCTCGCGCGAGGGCGTCGTCCGCCGTTACCGTTGCATGGCCGAGGCGGTCGAAACACTGAGGGAGGAAGGCCGGCCCTGCGCGGCGGCGAGCGGAATCAGCAGGGCGATCAAGAAGGGAACGACCGCCTACGGCCTCGCATGGCGCTGGGCCACCGGCGAACCCGTCAAGGGGCGGAAGCCTTCCGTGGGTGTGGTCCGCATCGGACCGGAGGACGCCATCGGCCCGAGGAACGCGCCGACGGTCGAGGCCATCGCGGCCCAATCCGAGGCGTTCAAGGCTTGGCGCGAACGCCGAAGGAAGGACCCCACCGCGAAGCCGCCGACCGGCTGCCCCGAACGGTTCGCGGACGACGCGCTGAGGGCGCTGAACACGCTCGGCATCTGAACCGGAATCCGCACCATGCCGCGCGTGAAATTTCGGAGACGAAAGGCTGGTGCGCGATGGCTAACCACAGGAACACGATCATCGAACGGGACCCGGACATACCCGCCGGGCTGAGCGCCAAGGAGCTTGGCAAGACACGGCAGTACGCCGAGATCGTCAGGAAGGCCATGCTCAGGGTCCAAGGCGAGGACGGCACACGCCACTCGACGGAGAGGCCGAGGCATGTGCCGTTCGAGGACACGAGGGAGCTCGACCGGTTCGTCGCCTCGTTCACATGGACCGACGACGACCTGCGGCCCGGCTCGGAGAAACGCAAGCTGGTCGCCGGTCTCCTCGACTCGTTCGGACTGATCGAGGAAACCGTGGCGAGCAGGGTGCCGAACGGCTGGCACACCGTCGTCCCCGCCGTCAAGGGCCGCGTCATCGAGAAGGTGCTGTGCATCTCGACCGGCGACAGCAAGGTGTCGCAGTGGAAGGGCAACTCGTTCTGGAAGCCACTCAACGGAACCAGCGTGAGCGCGTGGTGCCGTGGCATCTCCAAGGCCATCACCCGCTCGGTGGCTTCCCGCACGCTGCGCAGTCTGGACGAGCCGATCTCCAAGTACGACACCGAGGACGGCGGCAACCTGCTTGACGAGACCAAGGAATCCAAGGAGTCGCCGCGCTCGCTGCTCGACGGCTACTCGAACATCGTCGTGCCGAGGCCGATGGGACGCGAGCGCCGCGAGCTCCTGTCTCTGGGTCGCGTGACCGCCGACGACCTGCGCGAGGCGGGCTACTGGCACCGGTCACTCGACAGGTTCGTTGACTCCAACGACTACGAGACCGGGCTGGACGCGACGATGGGAGAGGAACGCGCGACGGCGCTGATGCTCGCCAAGCTCACCGACACCATCGACGGCGGGACGCTGCGCTACCTCATGGCCGCGCTGCCGGAGGACGACGACAGGGAGACCGTCGCCAAGATGTATCTGGCCGACCAGTCAACGAAGAGCGGCGTGAGGGACGACGCGGAGCTTGAGTGGCGCATGGAGAACTTGGCGGCGAGGCATGGCATGACGCTCTGGGGTCTGGTGTGCCGGCTCGGCACTCAGGCGGCGAGGACGCTGTGAGCGAATCCGCGCCATGCGATATGCAGGCAAGCAAAGGAGACGATATGGGCGATGCGACGGCGGAGAACGCGGCGAGGTTCCAGACCTACCTCGATGAAAAACTGGGCGGGGTGTACGAGACCGCCGCCGAGGCGTTGGACGCGGCCAAGGAGATCGAGTCGTACTACGGCGGCGTCACCATCACGCGCGGCGGCAACGGGTACGAACTCGAAGAGGCCGACATGGGAGGCATCTTCGCGGAGGTGCCCGTGACCGAGGAGGGCTGCGACTTCGACGGCCTGTGCTTCTACGACGGCGAGCAGCCGGACGCCTATCTGGTCCGCAATGCCATGAACGTCAACCGGTGGGAGGACCTGACGCCGGTCGAGGACTTCCTCGAAGGGAAGGCCGACGCGGCGACCATCAGGTCGATGCCGGTCACCGGCGTGTGGAGCAACCCCGACCCGGATGGGGACGACATGTACGACGACACCGGGTGGTGGCTCGCGTGCGCGTGGCGCGAGGACTGAACGATGGAGGCGGGTCATTCGGCCCGCCTCTTTTTCACAGCGAAGCGTCTCCCGCATCGCGGGTCGTCGGCCTCCAAGGGCGGAGCCGGACGATTCGACCTTCCTCCCCTCCCGCACCTCTCCTCACCTCTCCTCCTTTTTCTCCCCTCTCGACTCCCTCCTCCCCTCTCTTCCCGCCTTCTCTTCGCTCAGCCAACAACAAAAAACACAAACACAACAAATCAACAATCAATCAACAGACAGACCAACAAACACAAAAACAAAGACAACAACAAACCAACAATCACAAATACAAAGGCCATCTCCAAGCGGGCCGCCACGCCATGACGAAAACCACGATTTTGGCCCTTTCCGACCACCCGCCCGCCACCGGCCACGGACCCCTATAATCGTGGATTTTCGCACCCGGCCCCGCACAGGCTCCTCCGAGGGGCCTTCAGGCCTCGGAATCGGAAGGCAGTGTTATGAAGGTCGTATTTTCCAGCGGAGGGTCGGGCGGCATCGCCAAATCGAGCGGCGCGAGGGCGCTGGCCCAGCACCTATCGAGATTCGGCGGCACCGTGCTCGTGGACGGCAACCTCACGCAGCAATCACAGCGCGAATACTTCGGACTGGCCGACGACGACTGCTTGGAGAACATGCTCGTCGGCGGCGACGCCCGCGAGCGCATGGTGAACGCCATCGTCACGCCCGACCGTCTCCCGAACGGCGCGGGGTACGCGGTGTTGCCCGGTCCGATCTCGTACAACCCGAAATCGCTCGATCTCTTGGGCCGCTCCATCGGGGAGCTTGCCGGTCTCGCGGACTATGTTGTGGTGGACACCGACCGTTTCGACGCGGAGGCTCTGGCCGACAACATGACCGTGGCCGGAGGCGTGATGCTGCCTTGGCTGCTCCACGGTTCCGAAGCCGGCTCATGCGGCGTCGTGTTCAGGCTCGGACTGCTCGGCTCGTCGCTGAACGACGGGCGCAACGCCTTGGACGCGCTGGTCGGGGCGGGCGTCAGCCCGAACGGCATCGGCGTGGTGGCGACCGTGCAGCCCGGCGCGGAATCCTTGGACACGTCGCCCGAACGATGGCGGTCGCGTCTCGAAGGACTCGGGAGGTACTTGGGCAGCGACCGTTGGACCCCGGCGAGCGGAAGGCTGCTGGCCGAACGGAAGCCGGATACCCCGACGACCACGAGCCCGCATGGCTCGCACGCGCGGGGGCTTGGGTGCGTGGCGTCAAGCCGAAGCCGAGGACAAGGCCGAGGCCGTCGGCCAAGCGCGGATGGAGGCGCTGATGGCGTGGACTCAGGAGAAGCGGGCCGAGTGGGGCCGTGCTCAGGCGACGCCGGAGCACATCGCCAAGATGAATGAGGCGAGGGAACGGCTCAAGCGCGAACGGGTCGAGGCCATCTTCCACGTCAGGAGCTCGTCAACACCGGACGTGGCGGCGAGGCGCTGACTTGGGTCCTCTCCGAAGCGCCGACGAACCGCGCCGTGGGCGAGATGAAGCTCTGGCAGTTGCAGGAGGCGCTGACCGGGGCGACGTACCGCATGGCGGTCACCACGCTGCGGCGCATGATGCGCTGGCTTGGATTGCCGGAGGAGAAGATGGGCACGCTCACCGTCTACTGGCTGCTCGACGGGAGGAGCGACGGACGCAGGCTGAGCGCTTGGGTCATGTCGCTCGCATGGTCGAACGGTTTCCGCCCCGAACCCGTCAGGCCGTGGAGGTCGCTCAACGAACTCGCGTGACCGCACAGCCTTCCACGAAGGGCCGGACGACCGGCCCGAAGAACGAACGGAAGGCAGCGACATGGCTGACGAATACAACAACGGCTGGGGTGGCTACGGCGACAGCAGCTACAACAACGACAACGACAACGGCTACGGCTACAACGGCTACAACAACGGCAACTTCCTCGACCCCGACGCGGGCGCTTCGACCGACGGCATGCAGGTGGAGGCCCCGGCCATCGACGGCGACGAGAACGCGACGACCGACGCCCCGGCCGAGGAGACCGCCGGCGACGGCAACACCGACGCCCCGGCTGAGGAGACCGAAGGCAATGGCGACGCCGATGCCCCGGTGGAGACGACCGACGAAGCCACCGGCGACGGCGGGGCGGTCCAGCCCGAACTCGACGCCGACTTCTCCGGCACCGAGGCCAAGGCGTCCGATGCCGATTCCGAGGCGAAGCCGAAGGCCAAGAAGCCGAGCGGCCCGACCCTCGCGGAAATCCGCAAGATCATCGCCGCGTACAAGACCGTCTCCGACGAGCGCCTGCGCGGGTTCCTGTCCAACTATCTGGGCAAGGACGAGGACGCGCAGATCGTCGCGGCCTACATGGGCGACACCGGCCTGAAGAAGGCCGTGGCCGACGCCAAGTCGCTGAAGGCCGAGTCCGACCCCGCCGCACTGGGCATCAAGGTCATGTCGATGGCGATGAAGGAACGCAACCGCGTCCGCGCCGTGTGGAAGGTGCTCGCCGCCGTTGACCCGGAGGCGGCCGGGAACGTGGGCGACGGCAAGGGCAACGACATCGACGTGTCGCTCGACGTCTCCAAGCTGCTGCCGGTCATTGACCTGAGCGTCCTCGACCAGCTCGACTGAGACAACACGAACCGAAGGCCCGCAGGCCGCGCAAGCCTGCGGGCCTTTCCATATCCGCGCCAAGCACGGCGCGACCAAGGAAGGAAGGAAACGACTTGAACGACTTCGACAGGCTGGCCGAACGACTCAACGCCATAGACCCCGCACTCTTCGGATGGGATGGTGGCACCCTCGCCGTCTCGACCGCCGCGCTCTGCGACGTCGAGACCAAGGGCTTCGGCGCTTACAACGACAACGGCAGATGGCTCAGGCTCGACGCCGACGGCGAATCGAGGACGCGCGGGCCAATCGTCGCGCAGAGACTCAACGAGGCAATCGAACGCCACGAACCCGTCAAGGCGACCGCGTTCCGCACGAACACCAACCAGCTCTTCCAGAAGGCCCTGCGCCTCGCCAAGAAATCGGAGAGGAGCCCGCTCCGTTTCGTCTGAGATTTTCCGCACCATGCTCCGCCCAGCTCGACGAAAGGAGCGGGACATGACAAGACCGGGATACATAGGAAACGAACAGGCGGCGAGGCTGCTCGACGTGCCGGAGGCGTTCATACCGCAGCTCGCGGCGCACGGTTTCTTCGTCATCACCGACGACGGAATCAGCATCATCAGACTGCACGCGCTTATCACGAAGCTGCCGCTGATGCGGCAGCTGGGCACGCCGCTGACCGAGGCCGAGCTGTCGAGGCTCGTCAAGGACCCGACCCCGCTCGCCAAGCCGGACGCCACCGTGTGCGGCGTCCCGCTCTACAAGCCGTGGAAGGTGCTCGCCGCCGCATGGACCGGCAGGCACGAGCACGGCGACACCCAGACCACACTCTTTTAGAAAGGAACCGAGACATGATCGTGGGAGACAACAACATCACCAAGCAGGCCGAGTTCGACAGACTCGCAGGGGAGCTCGCGGCCGAGGACCCGCAGTGGTACAGGGTGGGCGAGGCGCACGACCTCTCGGTGTGGACCGACGCGCTGTGCATCGTGAAGACGGACGACTTCGAGGCATGGCACACCGTGAGCCTCAGCCCGAAGGCGTGGCACCAGACTCTCCCCCATGTGCAGGACGACATCGTTCCCCGCGAGCAGGTCGCCGGAATCCTCAACAAGGCCATCGCGGAGCGACGCCCGTACAAGGCGGAGGTGCTGAGCACCGACTGCAACGCGAAGCTCCAACGCCTGCTCGAACTCGCGGGCGACCCGATGACCAAGCGCACCGTACGATTCGAGTAGGGCCACCATGAGGATTCCCGGCACCGACGGGCACCGCTTCGACCAGTGGAGCCCCCGCGCCGACGCGATGGTGTACGCGCCCGTCACCGAGGACATCGTGGACGAACCGTCGCCGGTCACAGGCATCCGACGGCTCGACGGCGAGGACAACCCCTACGTGCCCAGCATCCCGCACTGATGCGCACCAAAAAACCGGAGGCTTCGGCGGCGAAGACCTCCGGTTTCCGTTTTCCGCACCATGACCATGCCACAAGGTCAAGCGGCCAAGGGCACCAACCAAGCGGAGAGGAATCCGCGCCATGAAGTCCCCGCAAGATCGAAACGACAAAACAAAAGGACACGACATGAAGAACTTCAGGAAGAACCCCGGTGAAAGCACCCAGAGAACCCACGACGCCTTCTCCAAGAAGGGCCACGCCATCGGCAAAGGCCTCTCCGACGGCACCGCCGCGATCAAGCTCCACCTCAGCGACGCCAAGCACATCGCCATCGCCGCCACCGCATCGCTGGCGACCATCGCCGCGCTCGCGGGCGGCGGAGTGGCGACCGCCTACGGCGTGGAGAACCTGAACGCCGCCAAGGCCGAGTACCCCGTGGTACTGGGCGAGAGCAACAGGAGCTCCAAGGCGCTCAAGGACGCCATCGACTCCGCGAACAAGCTCGCGGAGGGCACCAAGGACACCGACGTGGCTGACCCGAACACCCTCGTCAACCTGAAGAGCTACGCCGACAACGACGCCTTCGCGGAACTGACCAAGGCGTACAGCCCGGAGGAACCGCGCACCCTGCACGACTACAATAGGGTGATCGACTACGCCGAGGCACGCAAGGCCGACATCAGGACCGCCAAGGACGCCTTGGACAGGAGCGTCAAGGCGGTGGAGGCCTCCAAGGCCGAGAAGCTGAACAAGGACGCACGCGCCGCGCTCGCCCAATCCATCAACGACGCCCAAGGAGTCTACGACTCAAGCAACGGCAAGGTCGATGACGGGAACGTGCGCAACGACCTCAAGGCCAAGCTGGACGACGCCAACTCCGTCAAGGACACCGCGGACAGGGCCACCGCCGACGCCAAGCGTGCCGCCCTTGACGACGCGAAGAACAAGGTGAACGACGCGGTGAAGTCCCATGACGCCCGCGTGGCTCAGGAGGCCGCGGCCGCCCAAGCCGCGTCCGCCAGCTCCTACGGCACCTCCGGTCGTGGCGGCTCCTACAGCGCCTCCGGCTACGCCGGTGGCAGCGGCATCACGTCCATCAGCGGCGTGCGCAACTGCACCTACCAGAGAGGTGACTCGTCCACCTGCCAAGGTGCCATCGACGCCGGCGGCTGGGTACGCGCCTCCTCTTCGGACGGCTCCCAGACCATCTACGCGGCGCACGACTACATGGGCGGCAGCGCACTCTACGGTCTGGGCGTCGGCAGCAAGGTGAACGTCGGCGGCAGAACCTACACCGTGTCCGGCATCGAACCCAGCGTTGACGGCTACGTCAACCCGTTCACCGGCACCGCGTTGCAGACCTGCGTCAACGGCGTGCCGACCCTCTGGCACCTCAAGTAGGCCGCGCCGAACAGCAAGGACTCCTTTCGGGGAGTCCTTTTTTTTCATAAGCCTGTCTCCGCCCCATGCGTCCGGCGTCGAAAGGACTTGAAGATGTACAACACGCTCGACCACCACGCAGGCTCGCACGAACTCCGACCGGACTTCCTCTCGCAGAGGTCCTTCTACGGCAAGGCGCACTACGCCTCGGTCCCGCAGAAGGACGGCGGCATGGGATTCATCCTGACGAGCTACGAGACGCCGGTCGCCACCATCACCGAGCATCCCGGCCAAGAGGGGCCGACCGTGGAGCTGCACAACGTCGATCTGTACAGCGCCACGACCATGAAGCACGTCCGCGAGTTCCTGCGTCAGGGCTGCGGTCTGCCGAACCTGACCAAGGCGCAGATTCTCAGGAAGTTCCCGGAGACGGAGGCCGAGTAGGAATCCGCACCATGCCGACCATGCGAGGTGAGGAGGCTTGCCGAGGCCGAACCGGAGCCCTCCGAACCGACGCGGAATAACTGAAGTCTCCTAGGCAGGAACCGGCCCGTCAGCGTTGGTGGGCCGGTTCCTGTTTGCTGCATAATGGTATGGAGAACAAGGAGGGTGCGCGAATGGGCCGACTGACGAGAGGTGTCAACGATCTGGCTACACGGCGACCGGAGCTCTCGAAGCAATGGGATGCCGAGAAGAACACCCTGAAACCGAATGAGGTTCTGCTGGGAACCCAACGCAAGGCTTGGTGGCTCTGCGACAAGGGACACTCGTGGGAGGCGTCCGTGGCCTCAAGGGCGCAAGGCAACGGATGCCCCTACTGCTCCAACCAAAAGCTGCTCCCCGAATACAATGATCTGGCGACGACGGACCCGGAGCTTGCGCGTCAATGGCACCCGGCGAAGAACAACGGGCTGACGCCGAAGGATGTCATCGCCGGGACGGCCCGGAAGGTCTGGTGGAGATGCGACCGGGGACATGAATGGCAGGCGACCGTCAATTCCCGAAGCAACAACAAAGGCAACGGGTGCCCCTATTGCTCCGGCCAACGGGTTCTCCCCGGATTCAACGACCTTGCGACGCTGTACCCGGACATCGCAAAGGAGTGGGATTACGACCGCAACGGCGCACTGACACCCAGTCAGGTGGGCAAAGGCAGCATCAGGAAGGTCTGGTGGCGCTGCGAAAAAGGCCACGAGTGGCGCACCACGGTGAATCTCAGGACAAACCAAGGAACCGGATGCCCCAAATGTCAGGAGGGCACCCGCACCTCCATCCCCGAACAGGCAGTCGTCTATTACCTGCGGCGGGACATCGACGCCGGGACAATCAACCAATGGAAACCAGAGATCGACGGCACAGTGTGGGAGGTCGATGCCTACGTGCCCTCGCTGAACACGGCGGTCGAATATGACGGAATCTTCTACCACCGCAAGGCCGCAGGACGCAACGACGAACGGAAGGGTGCCTCGCTGAGGAAGGCCGGGGTGCGCCTTATCCGCGTCAGGGAATCCGACGCCTACAGTCTGGAAGGTGACGCGATCAGCTATGACGTCAAGCACGACAAGTGGCGGAACCTTGACGGGTGCATCGCCGTGCTGGAGCGCATGCTTGGCCTCGAAGACGCCAAGGACATCGACACCCGCCGTGACCAACCGGAAATCCTCGCGCAGTTCGAGCGAATGCGCAGGGAGAACTCCTTGGCGGCACGCTGCCCCGATGTCGCCGCGCAATGGGACTACGAACGCAACGAAGGACTGACCCCGGAGCAATTCACATACTCCGCAAGCAGCAACGTCTGGTGGACATGTGGCAAAGGGCACCACTGGCAGGCGGTCATCAACTCCCGGACCAACCCGAGCCTGAAGCCGGGTTGCCCATACTGCGCGAATAGGAAGGTCCTCGCCGGGGACAACGATCTGGCTACCCGACGCTCCGACATCGCCCAAGAGTGGGACGCCGAACGCAACGGCGAACTCACGCCCTCCGGCGTGGCCGTGGGAAGCTCCCGCAAGGTGTGGTGGCGCTGCCGTGCATGCGGCTATGAGTGGCGAGCCACCGTGGTCAGCCGCACAAGTGACAAAAGCACGGGCTGCCCCGCCTGCGCCGGACGAGTCGTCAACGAGGGCGTCAACGATCTAGCCACATGCAATCCGCAGCTCGCCGCCCAGTGGCACCCGACAAGAAACGGCGTCCTGACTCCTGCGGAGGTCACGGCGGGCAGCCATCGCAAGGTCTGGTGGAAGGACGAACTTGGTCACGAGTGGCAGGCATCCATAGCCAACCGCAACAGGGGTGGCGGATGTCCCTACTGCGGCAGTCGGAAGGTGCTCCAAGGCTTCAACGACCTCGCCACGATCAACCCCGAACTGGCTTTGCAATGGGATTCCGAGAGGAACGGCGACCTGAAACCCGCCGATGTGATGCCACGCAGCGGGCGCAAGGTCTGGTGGCTGTGCCCATACTGCGGTCGCTCATGGGCTGCGGTGATAGCCAACCGCATCGCGGAGAATGGCTGCCCTTCATGCGCCCACAAAAGGGCGGCGGCCAACAAGGAATAAGGAAGAGCCCCTGTGCTTGGCAGGAGGCTCTTCGTCTTCATAGGCGAGATCAGATGTCCCAATCCTCGTCGGAGGAGTCATCGACTGTCACCACATCGGGCATGGCGACCGGCTGCTCGATGACGCCGACCCTGCCGGACGCCTGCTGCCGGTACGGCGACAGGTCGATTTTGCGGACCTCCGGTTTGGAGCCGAACCGCTTGGTCAGGGCATCGACGCCGCCAGACCACCAAGTCTGGATGCCGACCACATGGCCGCCGGTCGGCTCATACAGACCACGGCCCTTGGGCATGTTGCCGAAGCTGCGGATGATGCGGTTGGCCTCGCGGATGTTGTTCTGGCTGACATTGCCCGCTGCGTTGCCCGAGCCGAGGAAAATCCGGGCGACATTCCGCTTCAGCGTGCCGGCCGCAGAGAGCAGGTTGAGCTCATTGGCGTTAAGCGCCTGTGCGCAGAGCATCAGCGTGATGCCGGCGGAGCGACCCTTGGCCGCGATCTTCGATACACTGTCGCCGCACATCTGACGCAGCTTGTTCGCCGCATTGATCTGGATGATCTGATTGGCGATGGTCGGGTCGTCGTCCGGGTTGCGCGGGGCCTTGTCACTTTGGAGGAGGCTGTTGAATTCATCCACCAGTATCGCCAGCGGTTTGGGACGGGTATCCTCCGGCATGGCCCATATGCTGCTGACCCTTGCCTCGCCATAAAGTCTGATGCGGCGGTCCATCTCGGCCTCAGCCCACTTGAGCGCGGCGGCGGTGTCCTCCAGCGTGACGGCAAAGGCCAGCGAGAGGTGCTGGAAGGGCATGAAATCCACCGCGCCCTTCTCCGGGTCGCACACGATGATGTCCCAACCCTTCTCCGCGGCGTCGGCCAAAAGGACCTGCGCCACGGAGGACTTTCCAAAACCAGTGACGCCCGTGGTGAGCAGATGCGGGCTCCGTCCGAGCGTGTGACGGACCACGTTGCCGAGGTCGTCCACGGCGAAGGGCAGTTCGTCGGGCTTCGAGGCGTCCACCACGGACCAGTCGATCATCACGCTCTCCGGCATCGGGTCCTTCACGCCGAGCAGCAGTTGCACCGCCCCGGCCTTCGGGGCCTCCTCCACCCTCGCGTATGCGTAGCCCGACGTCGCCCTGAACCTGTCGAGCTTCGCCTCGATGTCGTCCGGCGACAGACCCGCGGGCAGCGAGAACACCACGCGGACCAGACCGTTGCCCGCGTCGTCCACGCTCTCGGCGTGCGGCGTGCGGCCGTCGGCGGCGACCAGCTTCGCGGACTCCCAAGCGGAGTCGAGCAGCAGCGAGATGGCCGACTTCTGGTCGCGCTGGTCGGACCACTGCCTCGCCTGACGCGGGCTGACCCTCGGCTTCGACCCGGCCCACAGCTCCGCCTCCGCGGGGCCGTTCCACTTCCACAGCAGCCTCTCCACGCCGAGCGCGGACTGCATGGCGGCGGTCCTCCTCACCACGTCGGCTGCGGCGAGTCCGCCGGGCAATCTGATGGCGACGCGCCACATGCTCCAGCCGAAGCCGTCCTTGGCGAGCTGCGAGGCGGACATCACGGCGATGGGTGCCTTCAGCACCTCGCGGAACGCGCGGGCGACGAGCACCTTGGCGACCTCGGACGCCGCCTCGGTCGAGCCCCTGTCCCCGCCGAGCGTGGTCGGCGGCGTGCCGCCCGCATCGCGCAGGAACACGCCGCGCCTCAAGGCGAAGCGCCCGTCGCGCATGCGCATGGGCAGCAGATCGGCCACCACGGCGTCCGCGAAGGCGGGCCTCGCGTCCACCTTCATATAGTCGGTGATGCCCGACGCGGAGCGCGGAATCTGCACGAGGATTCGGGAGACCTTCCAGCCGGGGCCCTCAAGCACCCGCTCGGTGTCGTACAGCGCCACGGGCGCGTCCAGCTTCGCCTTCGACAGCGCCTCGTTCCAGATGGCGGTGTCGCTGGCGGCGCGGGACACCAGAGCGAGGTATGCCTTGGTGCCCGTGTCCTTGGTCAGCGTCGGGGACTTCATGTCGCGCCACTTGCACGCGACCTTGTCGTCGTAGCCGTCGTCGGAGCCGAGCAGCCAGTAGAAGTGCCTCTGCGAAGGGTCCTGCACGACGCGGGACTTGAGGCCGTGGCCCAGATCATCGTCGGTGCCCTGCAACCAGTCGCGGTTGACGACGAACGGCGACGTCTCGCCGCCCACGATCTCGAACACCCACGAATCCGAGGAGATGCGCGACATTTTTCCGATGCGCCCCGGTATGACGTTCCACAGACGGCACACGCGCATGTACTCGGCCACGAGCCAGCCACGGGCCTGCTTGGCGTCCAAGCCCTCCATGCCGGGGAACGCCGTCGGCGTGAGCAGCATCACCGCCTTCGTGTGGTCGCCGTCCTTGGTCGGCGCGAACGTCACGCGCAGCCTCTCCGGCTCCGCCAGCGGGGCGAGCTGGTCGGCGAGGTTGCCGCGGAACCAGCGCTCCGAATCCTCGCCGTCCGCGACCTTGATGATGCACTCGGTGAGTCCTCCGCCCAGATCGTTCGCGTTGAACGCGGCGACCGGCCTGCCGACCGGCGGCTTGCCCATGCGCGAGAGCCAGTCGGTGACTTTGGCGAGCATCTTGGCGGCGTCCCTGCCGGGCTTGTTGTACGCCTTGACCAGCGGCGGCCACCACACGGCACCGGTCAGCGTCAGCGCGACGCCGAACGCCGGCACCGCCGGACGGCCGAAGACGGCCAGCAGCGCCGCGCCCCAGACGGACAGGACGCCCACGGCGACGCAGAGGACGTGGTTGGCGTCCTTCCACCACTCGGCCCACGTCATCATGTGGAGTGCCGGGCGCACCTTGCGGCGGCGCATGTTGCCGAGCATCATCAGCGACTCGCAGACGCAGAGCGCGTCGAGCAGCGCGACGCCCATGCCGAGCCGCTGCGTGGGCGACAGCAGCAGGCCGACGCCGAACGCCAGCACCCACGACGGGCCGACGGGCAGCAGCCACATGCCGGGCGACGCGAGGTTCATCACGCCGTCGTAGGAGTCCATCGCCCGGCGCTCCCGTTTGTCGGCGGGGGCAGGCTTGCCCCAAGCGTCCTTGCCGGTCGGGAACGTGCCCTTGGCGCAGAGCCGGGCGACCACGAAGGTCAGGAGCAGCACTGCGCCTCCGGGCCAGCCGAAGAACTGCAATGCGATCGAGATTGCGACGCCGAGGGCGAGCACCAAGGTGTGCGGGCTCCCCTGCGGCTCGTTCCTTCCGTATGAATTGCGTGACCTTCCGCGCGGGCGTGGTCTTGCCATCGAAGCCACCATCCTTCCAAGTCGGTTTCCGATGGTGGCTGTCCGAGAAATGTGAGACCCCGGAACCTGTCGGAGAAGGTCCCGGGGTCTGTCTTGGAAGGCTGGCGGCGGGGCGATCTGTGCCCCGCCGCCTTGATTGCCTGTGCGCGATCAGCGGGCGGGCTGCGCGGCGCGGCGCTGGGCTGCAAGGTCATGGAGACGGCGCTGGGCGGCTGCGGCTTCGGCCTTGGCTCGGGCGCGGCGCGCGGCGAGGCCTTTGGCGAAGGTGTTGGCCTTTTCAATTGACTGCGGTTTCCAAAGGCGGCGAATCACAGCTTCCGGCATGCCCTCGGCTCGCGCCTTCGTGATGTCTCGCGCAATGACCGCATCGCGGGCTTGCTCGTCCTTGATTCCTTCGTGTAAGTCAATGCCAAAGAAATCACGCAGTTTCGCGTTGTTTTCGTCATTGTCGGGCAGCGTCTTGGCAATGGCGGCGGCGCTCGCGTAGCGCTGGCCGGCCTCGTAGATTTCGGCGGGGTCCACGGCCGCACGCTCGCGGTACGAACCACCGGCGCGTGAGCCGACAAGGAGGTCACCGAACTCCGCCGCGTGGTCATCGGTGCCGACTGGTTCGTTCAGGGAAACCGGCCGGGCGTTGCGGAACTGGGCGACGCCATCCCGGTAATACGTCAGACCGTCGGTGTATCGAAAAATGTAACGAGCACCACGGCGTGTGCCTTCGACGGACATTGATGTGGGCTTATAAGGAAGTTCGATGGTCCTGTGGACCTTGTTTCGAGCAAAAGGCACGCTCGAACGTCCGCTGCTCAGCATCGTCGCATTGTGTGAACCCGCGCTTTTCACTGCTGCATCCCAAGCCGCGACCGTCGCCATCGCCTGCCTGTCGCCGGAGGTGGCGAGCTTCCTGATCTCGGCTAGACGCTGGGGATTCTCCTTCGCGGGCCTGTAGTTAAGAGGCGTGATACCCGACCGAGACTGGACGGAGTAAGGGTCGTAGAATTCCCAGTAGCCAATCGGCTCGACGTCGAACTTCGCTTTGATTTTGTCAAACTGGGCGTCCCATGCGGTGCCAAGTGCCTCGTCCATCCGCTTGCGGGCGCACGAATTCCACAGCGCCGCCTCGGTTTCGGCATTTCTCGGTTTAAGCAGGGCGACATACCGCGTGAAATCGGCGCCGACCCTGTACGTTCCTTCAAATGCGCGCCCGAGCCGGGCGGTGCCAATGTAAGCCGCGTCGAGCTTCGGCACGGGGCGCGTGACGTACTTCTCGACCCCATTGGTCAAAAGCGTCGTGGCAAGGTAATCAAGGGTTTCCCTATCAGGCTTCCCAAGGTTTCGCGTTGCTTCGGCCAAGCGATAGTTGACAATCCAATGCGCGTATTCCTCGGCTGCGTCATCAGAGAACCCAAGCTGCCGGGCGGCGAGAGCCTGCGTATCGTGCGCCTCAAGCAGCAGATTCTCAAGCGCCACCCGCCGGCCTTCCTCCGTGAGTCTGACGTACTCCCACGGCAAAGGGCCCGCCACTGGTTGCCCTAGGCGTTCCTTCCGGGTCAAATAAGTGCGCACCGGCTCTTCGTCTGTTGCCTTGACCAGCCGATTTTCTTGCTCCTTGGACAGACAAGTGCTTTTCCTTCTCAAAGGGTGCCCCTGTGCGTTAAAACCTTCCCACGGGGTCAGACGCATCGCGGCATCGTCGGGCGCGAGCAGATCGTTACGTCCAACGGTTCTCAAATATGTGCTCACCCGCTCGGCGCTGATGCCTGCAACATAGGCTTCAGCTCCTGCGGCCACAATGGCATCGACCATCGCGGAGTCGCCAAGGGTCGGGGCAAGGTCTTGGGTCCGGCCACCCCCGTCGGCTTGGGTGAACTGTCCACCATCATGACGTCCGGCGGGAACTCTCGGTTGTGCGTCGTTAAACATAATGATTCCAGCGCGGCGACCGGACCGTCCGGTCTGCCGAAGCTGCCTCGTCGTGGTCTGTCCGCGTTGGACATCCGACGTGGCAAGCGCTGCCTCCGACCTCAAAGCTGGCAGTTCTTGCAGCATAACATGGTTTTGCGAATCAGCCACATGGGCAAAGGTCGCCCTTTTTTGGCGGTTCTTGGGCTCTTTTTGTTTTTCGGAGCGTCATTTACCCCAAAGACCCCTATCGAGAGGCCGTTTTTGGCGGTTTTATGGTTTGCGGAATCGTCCGCTTTCAAAAAAACGTCAGAATTTTCGACTTTTATCACTCCGCGACGTTCACTTCATCGCCGCGTTTTTGTTAAAAGTCATTCTGTAAAACGCAAAATTCGGAAAATCGCCCCGGCATCGTCGCCGCCGGCGGTCATCTGCGACTCCATCATCCATCGCTCAGCGCGGCCTTGAGGGCGTCCGCCACCGCTTGCCTGCCCACGGTCCACCGGCCGAGCAACGTCCTTTCGCGCAGCACGCCATAGGCTTTGTCGATCATCCCGTCCGTGACCTTCCGCCCGTTCCACAGCCGGAACACCTCTTCATAGTCGGTTTGCCCCGGCGTGGAGACCCCGCAGCCGTCGCACTCCGCCCGCCACAGGCCGTCGGCATACGACAGGTCAATCGTTTCGCCGCCGCAGAACGGGCACGGCTTCAGACTGGCGGCGCTCATTCCGCGCCGCCGTTCAACGCGGCCTCCAGCATGGCGCGGGCCTCCCTGCGGTAGGTGCTGCGGAGGCCGCTCAGATTTTGCTCCCATTGCTCGCGGGCGAACCCGTCCGCATCGGGGCCGCTTGTGCGGCGTCGCAGCAGCGCGAACGCGGCGCGGTCGATCATCTCTCCGGTGACGGTCCGCCGGTTCCACAACTCCGCAGCCTCTTCATGCGAGCGGGTGCGCTCGGTCTTCGCGTGGCACTTGGCGCACTGCACGGCGTAGGTTGCCTCGCCCACGACCAGCGGATTGCCGGCCCCGCAGAAGGGGCATGGCTTCAAGGCAGGGTTCATTGCTCCTCCAATCGGTAACCGCAGGCATCCAACGCCGTCGGCGTCAGTAAGGTCCCGTCGCCGGTGCCGTCGAGGAACCTCGCGCGGTACACGTCGCTTCCTTCGAGGAAGCCAATCGAACGCGAGGACACCTTCTCGGTGATCTTCAGACGACAGCCGACCGGGTTGGCCCACGTCGAGCCGATTACGATTTCACGCACCGTCGCCGCCCCTTCCGGTGACGCCGCAGAACTCCGCCAGCGAGCGCATCCGCTCACACAGGTGGTCGATCACGGCCTCGTGCCATTCGGCGTCGCGGTCCTTGAACAGCTCGCGGCGCTCCTCCTTGGTGAGGTCGCTCACGCAGCGGTTCACTCATCTCCCGTCGCGTTGGACGCGGAAGAACATGCCGTCGAGGCGCAGGGCCTTGGGTTTTGTGGTCTCATTCGTCATAGGTCAAATCCTCCAGTAGTCCGGGCTCGTGCTCCTCCGCCCATTCGGTCAGTTCCCCGCGCTCGTCCCAAGCCTCCTCAAGGAGCTCCCGGTCGTTCAGCGATTGGATGTTGGCGTAGCCGTCGAAGCGGTGCCAGTCCGCCATAGGGTCGTAGCTGCCGTAGTGGACGGCATTGGCTATGCGCTCCGGGTCCTCGTCGCCGGTGAAGAGCTCGTTGACGCTCCCGTACACGTCGCTCCAGTCGAAGCCGCCGTCGTATGAGAACGCCTCTTGGGCGATGCGCAGGAGACGCCGCCTGTTGTCGTCGGTGTCCTCGATGGCGTCACAGCGAACCATGTCCGCGTCTCCTCTCCGAGGCGATCTGATAGGCGACCTCGGCCAGCTCCTTGGGTTCCAACCCGTCCAGCACGGTGAGTGCGAACCTCACACGCTCGCGGTCATCGACCGGAACCCAGATGTCGTCGGCTCCGGCGACGACGTGGATGCCCATGCCGTCGTTGTCGCTGATGTAGTCGAATCCGTTGAACTTGACGTCCATGCTCCCTCCCAACCGTGGCCTCAGAACATCAGCAGGTCGCTGTATGCCTTGGTCAGTTCGTCGTTCATGGGCAGGCCATCCTCCGCGGTGTCGTCGCGGGTGTCATCATCGGGGTCAAATTCCTTGGTCATCGTGTACCTCCTTGAAATCCTGTGCCCAGCATGGTGGCTTCCTCCAATCACCATGTAGGTCACGGCCCGCATGGTGCGGATTCCTGTCAGCATCGCAACCTATTGCATTTGCGATGCCGTAGCAGGGATTGACTCTTTCGATGCGGACTTTCTGGCTCATGGTGTTGACTGTGCTTCCTTTCAGGTGCAGCATGGGCGGGGAATGGAAAATGGTATGGAAAAGCCCGCAGGGGTTCGGAAACTCCTGCGGGCCATTCACGGATTCACGGGAGAAGGTCACTCGTTCCCGTTCTCGTTTTCGGCTCTGTTCTCGGCTTCGGCTTCGGCCTCGGCCTCGGTTTCGGTCTCGATCTCGGCCTCGGTCTCGGTCTTCTTCCCGCGCCTGCGGGCCGCGAGGGACAGACCCACGCCGACCGCCACCAACGCACCCGCGGTGGCTGCGAACAGCGCCACGTCGGCACCTGTCCGGGCGAGGTCCTTGCTCATGGCGACCGCGTTGGAGACCAACGTCACCTTGTACTCGACGGTGTTCAGGCCGTCGGCGGAGGTCACGGAGACGGTCACCACATCGCCGCCGCGCTTGGTGTCAACGGTCTGGCCGAGCGTGCGGTCGAACACCGGGGTCACCATCGCCTTGGCGACGTCCGGCACGGACACCGTGTACCCGTGCTTCGACGGGTCGAAGCCCTCCACGTCCTTGCCGTTCACCTTGATGCCCTGCAAGGTCGCGTCCTGAGTCTTCGAGGTCAGATAGAGCACCCTGTACGTGGAGGTGCCCAAGGTCACGCCGTCGGGGGCCAGCACGCTGACCGTGTACTCGTAGGTCATGCCGCTCAGGCGCTTGCCGGAGATGGACACGGACTGGCCCTTCTTCGGCTCCACGGAGAACGCGCCGCCCTCCGGCACCCTGATCGGGTCGTCCGTCGAAGGTGTGTACCTGCCGTCCTTCTCGTAGCCGGCGGACACCAGCTTGGTGTCGGAGTCCGAGTCGGCCTCCACGGTCGCGTCCCGCACAATCGGCTCGGCGGGCTTGAACTCCTCGGCGGCGGTCTTCCAAGAACGCTCGCGGACCACGGTCACGGTGTAGGTGCGGGTCGCGCCGCCGGTCTTGGCGGTCACCACGAAGCTCTGGGCGGTGCCGTCGGCGGTCTGGCGGATGTCGCCGGCCTTCGCGTCAACGAGCTTGTCGTCCCATTCGGCGGTGATGTAGGGGCTCGGGTCCTTCTCGCCCACGCTGATCGTGTAGTCGAGTCGGTTCGGGTCCCAGTCCTTGATTAGGCCGCCCTTCTTGGCCTCGCCGCTGTAGTTCACGAAGATGCCCTTGAGCTTGGCCGGGGAGTCCGGCTGGATGTCGGCGGCTTGGAAGTTCACCGTGACCTTCCACTCGACGCCCTCGATCACCTGCGTGAGGATGCGGCTCGCGCCCCCGCCCAGCTTGGCGGTCGGGGCCTCCACGTCGGCGTCCACGCCGTGCGCGACGTTCAGCGTGTAGGAGTCGCCGGTGGCGTCGTGCGGCAGCGTGACGGAGTACTCGTGGACGTCCTCGCTGAAGGCCGGGGTGACGTCCAGCTCCTCGCTGGTGCCGTCGGCCTTGGAGCGCTCGACCTTGATGCCGGAGACCCTGCGGTTCTCGGCGCGGTAGGCGGTCACGGAGACCTTCACCTTGCCGCCCTCCTTGGTCTCGCCCTTGGCGACGCCCTTCAGGGTGACGAACACGTTGCCCTCGGGGTCGGCCACCGAGGAGACCTTGTTCTCGTAGTCGATGTCCAGCACGGTGCCGTCGGACAGGGCGACGGTCTTGGCGACCGGCTCGTTGGAGTCGGTCAGGCTTCCGGCCTTGGTGGCTGCGGTGGCGGTCCACACGCCGTCGTCGCCGGCCTTGAACGCGCCCTTGCCGTCGGCCTCGGAGAGGGTCACCTCGGTGCCCTCGTCGTACTTGACCGGACTGGTCACGGCGGTGCCGTCGCCGGTCCACTTGGCCTCGCCCTCGTGGTGGCGGACGCCCAGCTTGGGCTCGGTGTCCCTGATGCCGTCGGTGCCGAGCGTCAGCTCGTAGCCCTCCCTGAGCGGGGAGTCAACGCCGTCGGCGGACCATTCGCGGTACGCCTGCAAGGTGTCCGCCGGGGCCTTGCCCTTCAGGTCGATGACGCCGGTCCAGTCGCCGTCGCTGCCCTTCTTGAGGTCGATGCGGTCCTTGCCGTCGGTGGTGACGTAGCGCTTCTCGGTGGCCGGGGCGGTGTAGTCGAACGACAGGGCGAACTCCACCTTGTCGCCGCCGAGGGTGCCCGCGTACTCGGCGGTGCCGTAGTGATGGGCCTCATGGTTGGTGGTGATCTCGCTGCGGACGGCGGACCTGCCGCGCCTCAGCTCGGCCTTCTCGTTCTGGTCCGGGGAGCCGGACGCGGTGCGGGTCAGGCTGGCGTCCAGCCTGTCCGGGATGGCTTTGGACGGCTCCACGCCGGTCAGCGACCTGCTGCCGGTCCACTTGCCGTCATCGCCCTTGGTCAGCTCGACGTTCTCGCCGTTGACGGTGACGGTGGCCTTCTCGCTGAAGGGCACCTTGTAGTCGTAGGCGACCTTGACGGACACCTTCACCGGGTCGCCGTCGGCGTCGGTTCCGTCGGCGGTGTAGGTGGTCTCGCCCTTGTATACCCAAGCGCCGTCCTTCGCGGTCGGCTTGGCGAGTTCGGGGCGCGTGGCCTTCAGGGTCATGGCCGTGCCGTCCGCGTAGGTCAGGGTCACGATGGCGTCGCGTTCGGGGCTGGTGCCATCGGCGGCGTCGCCGCTCGCGGTGTAGTCGCCCTTGCCGTCGGCCTTCAGCGTGAACCCGGTTCCGCCGATGGTCACGGTGCCGGACACCGGTGCGCCCTTCCTGATGGTGGCCTCGGCGGTCGCATCGACCCTGCCGAACAGGCCGAGGTCGCCCGTCAGCGAGTAGCGGCGGATGGAACCGTCCTCGGAGGGGGCCACGTTCAGGTCGGCGGTCTTCGTGACGGCCTTGTCCACGCCCTCCGGCTTCACGGAGACGGTGGCCTTGGCGGTCGGCGTCGCCTCCGGCTCCTCGGCCAGCGCGGTCGTGCCGGTCCAAGCCTTCTTGGCGTCGTCATAGTTCAGCGCGATCTCGCCCAGACCGTTGCCGAGGGTCGCTTTGGCGGAGTTCTCCGAAGCGGCGGAGTAGTTATAGGGAATGGTCAGCTCGAATGTCATGCCGCTGCCGTCGGCGCATTTGCCGGTGAACACGTCGGTGCCGATGGCCTCGACGCGGTTCCCCGCGGTGACGCGGTACTCCGGCCCGGTGGAGCGCGAGGCGTTCTTGGTCAGGACATCGTGCTCAAGGCCGTGGCGGACGGTGTAGGTGTCGGAGGGCTTCGAGTACATCTGGCGGACGAGGGTGTAGCGGCCGCCCTCGGCCAAGGCGAACCTGTCCTCGGTCCCGTTCACCTGTAGATACGGGGTGTTGTCGGCGGTCCCGTCGGCGGCGCGGGAGGAGTCGCCCTGCGCCTGCTCGACCGGCGGGTTGAGCGCCTGCCCCATCTCGCCGGCGTATGCCGACGGCACGGTCATGCCGAGCGCCGCCACGGAGGCGACGGCTGCGGTGACGAGTTTCTTCACGTTCAAATGTTCCATTTAGAGGTACCTTCCTGTCGAAACATGGCATCTCTCACATGCCGGGGTGGACTGTGCGGGTCAGAGCGTCGGTGCGAGCGCCGCCAGCAGGTCGGCCAGACTGGAGAGCGCCAAGAGCGACAGCATCGTGAACAGCGTGACGGTCATGCCGGCCCTCCAACTGCATCGCAGATCGACGCGGCCCTTGGAGAGGACGCGCAGCAGCCAAGCCGAGAGCCTGACGAGCGCGGTGATGAAGAGCGCGGCGTAGAGCATGCCGAGCGCCGTTTGGAGAATCGCGTGGGGTGTCATATCAAACCAGCCTTCCTTCGGAAGGCTGTCCCGCGACCGCCGGAATAGGACGCTCCGGGGCGGGCGGCGGATGGCCGGAAAACATGGCCCGACACCACTGTGCCACCGCCGTGCAAGCGCTGTGCAAGCGCGAAAACGGCGTCGTTCCAACGTTTTCGAGGTTCCGGCGATTTCGGCCCGAAAACCGTTGTGCCACCCCCTTTCGCCGGGGTACCCATCCTCCCCAGAAATGCCGAAAACCCTTATGGGAGTAAGGCTGAGCGTATATCCAATATATATATAAATAAAGGTAAAACTATTATTTATATATATATGGCACGGCACAACGCATATTTCGCCCCCTCGCGCCTATGCAGTTCTCGCATCCGATTCCTGAGAATCGCATATATGTGAGATACCCGATTTTTTTCTGTGCCACTGTGCCACCGCCTGTCTGAGCGCCCGGAAACCCTTATGGGAGTAGGGCTGAGAGGGTGGCACAGCACTCTTTTCGCCCATCTTGCCCCGAAGGCTCCAAATACCGCCTGAGCCCTACTGCCACAAGGGTTTTGACTCATTTTCCACTCGTGGCACAAAATGCCAAGATTCCCAAAATTCATGAGCAAAAGTGCGAAGTGATTTAACAAATTGTTAAAACCACCTTTAAAAACGCCTCATGCGTTTTCCGGGAGGTCCGAAAACCGTGCCACCCCGGCCGCTTCGCCAAACCCTTACCGGGCCGTCTTCCCTCGCACAGCCATCCACAGCTACAGGAAGGCTGAACATGGCATCGCACTCCAAGAAGACCAAGGCCCCGACGCCCCGCTACGACCCGGTGTCCACACGGCACATGAACGCGATTCGCTCCGGGGAGATCAGGCCCATCGGCGGATTCGTCACCTCCGAGGACCACGGCTTCGTCCGCACCTCGAACGGTCAGGCGTGGCTCTACATGACGGCCCCCAGTTCGGTGAACGTGCTGGACACCGACGACGGCACGCTGCTGGACAACGCGGCCCGCCCGTGGATGCAGGCGTTCGGCGGTTTGGCCGACATGGCGAGCACGTTCGGCGGCGGATACCGTCAGGTGGCGAAGTCCACCTACAGGGAGGTCCATGTGCTGTCCGTGAGCACGCCGGTCAAGTGGGAGCCGAGCAGGCTGCTGCCGGAGGAGTTGCAGCGCCAGTACGCCACGGACTTCCCGAACGAGTACACCTTCGACCGCGTGACGCTGCTCGGAGTCAGGCTGCTGTCCGACTTCAGCTCCGGCCATTCCAACCCGCTCCTCGGTGCCGTCGAGACGGTGCTGTTCCAGACCGCCAACAACTACGAGCCGGACGAGAGCTTCCGGCGCGACCGCGACAGGGTTCGCGCCCTGCTGGAGGGCTGTGGCTTCGCGGAGCCGACCCCGCACGAGATGGCGAGGGCACGCTGCTGGTGGCAGCCCGCGCCGAACCCGTCGGGCACCCCGATGATGCTGGAGCCCGGCCACCTGCACGTCTTCGGCAACTGGCGTCAGGCCAAGGCCGCGAAGATCAGGTGGAAGGCCGAGCCATCGTGCGGGGGTTGGCCCACGGAGCGCAACTGCTTCCCGATGACGCTGGTCGATCTCGGCCCCACCGACTTCAAGGGCACCGACACGCACGACGCCTCCGCGAAATGGTGCTCGCGCCTGCTGGCGCATCACGACGTCGGCGGCGCTGAGGCGCTGGCCGTGTCGCTCAGGGCGCTGGTCGAGCCCGCGAAGGTCACGGCCAAGCAGTTCCGCCGCGACGAGCGCACCATGCTCGACAACGTGGAGAAGCAGGCCAGCCGAGGCGAGCTGGGCCGCAGGGACAAGGACCAGATGGTGCAGACCTTGGACGGCATCGCGTCCGTCTACGAGCAGTCGCAGGGCGCTCCGCCGACGCTGGTTGACACCGCCGCCTCCGTGGCGCTGCCCGGAATCTGGGACGAGGACCAGAACCCGCCGTATCCGGGCGTGGTCGTGCGCTCTCCCATGCGGCAGGAGGCCATCATGCAGGCCATGCAGCTCGGCTCGCACATCCGGTGGAGGCCGTACCCGCTGTTCTGGCCGACGCCCATCCCGTCGTATGCCGGGCTGAGCGGCGTGACTGCGGCGGGTGACATCGTGGGTAATGCGGGCGACACCGCAGGAGCGTTGCTGGGGTGGTCGGAGAGCGACAGGCAGCCGGTGTACATCTCGCCGCGAGCGGTGCAGGATAATTCGCAGCCCCCGTACACCCTTATTACCGGCGCAACCGGAAGCGGCAAGACGACGGCAATACTGGAGCTGGTGCGAGGTTTTGCAAAAACCAAGTCGGCTGTCACAGGCACTTTCACACAAGTGGTCCTGATCGACCCCAAGCAAGGTTCCGACTACACGGACTTCGTACACAACTCGGGTGGTCGCGTCATCTCTATGGATGATCTCAAGCAGGCCGATGGCGTCCTCGACCCTTTGCGGAACATACCTTCCCAAGAAGAGGCGAAACGCACCGCCATTCTCGTCATCACCGATATTACGGACCCAAACCACACGGACCCGAACCGCGAGGCGTCCGTCACCATCGCGTTGTCCTACGGCTTGCAGCACGGCGCGGACTGCACCGGCGAAGCTATCTCCTTAGCCTTGCGCGACTATCAGAGTGGCATCGCCAAGGACCAACTGCCTGACAGCATCGTGGAGATTGCATCGAGCCTCAACCAGCTCGCCAAGGCGAACGGCCTCATGCGTGTCATCTACGGCACGCAGCATGGCGGTCCGAAACTGGGTTCCTATCCCGGCCTCACCCTGATAAAGGCCGGCAGCGAGAACCTGATGCCCGCTCCGGGTGGCGGCGGTTCCATCACCGCCCGTGTACAGAAGTGGGTGATTCGCCTCACCATGCTTTGCGGTATCGCCGCGTTGAGGGGCAAGGATTCCGTTCTGATACTGGACGAGGCTCACGTTGCGCTTGGCGACGGCTCCGGCGAGATATTCCAGCAGATTGGCCGTCTGGCCCGTCAGTGGCGCTGCCTGCCGATACTCGCCTCGCAGCGCTCCGCCGAGTTTGTGAAGGCCGAGCTGCAAGGCTATGTCAGCCGTGCAATTGTGCTCGCCATGTCCGACAAAGGCGCGAATATACCCGGCTCACTTTCCGAGGCGCAGGCCGTACTGAGGCTGGTCGATCAGCCCGAAGGTGGTGTCATGCACAAGCGTATGGGCCAGCCGGCGGTGCTTGATGCCAAGACCAACGCGCCAAACTATGACAGCCTCTATGCCCTGCGTGACCCTAAGACCGGCGAAGTGGTCAGGGGTTCCATCGCCTACTTCGTGGACACCATCAAGAACAATGTGACGCCCGTGGAGGTGAAACTCCCCTCCGCACTGTTCAATCTAATCTCCAACCGCGCTTCCGATGTGGACCGGAGAAGGTGGGAGGCCGCGCGGCAAGGCAAGGCCCAAGGCTGATTTCGCGTAACAGGCCCGGTATAGAATCGCCCTCATGCAACCAATCGAGCATGAGGCGTTTTCGATTCCAAGGCCGTCTGGCCCGACGACGCCGAGGACCTGATCGAGCTGACGGACGCCCAGCCGACCGTCGAGGAGCTGGGCGCACCCGACTACTTCGACAGGCTCCGCGCGGAGGTTGACGCGCGGCTGGGCTTCTAGCGCTCCGCCTCCATCCGCTTCGCCAATAGCGAGGCGTCGATCAAGGGCGAGTCGAGCGGCTGGCCGTTGACGGTCGGCGGGGCCTTCGGGACGTCATCATGGCCCTCCGGGACGGCACCGGTGTCACCGGCCAACTCGGCCATCGCCTCCTCGTACTGGTCCTGAAGCATGCGCAGGTAGGGAAGCCTGCGGTACGCCTCGGCCTTGGGGAAGTCGATGCGCGACATGACCTTGCGCTGGTACTCCTTGTTGATCGGCTTGCTCTGGTCGAAGCTCTCCCTGTACTCCTCCAGCATGACGCCCTCCGGCAGGCCCAGCTTCTCGGCAAGCGCCAGACCAAGGGCCTCGGTGTCGGTGCAACCCTCGACCTTCGGGAAGAAGGACTTGAACACGGCGGACTCCTGTCCCTCGAACTCGGAGCTGCCGGTGCCCTTCGAGACCCCCTCCTCGATCACGTTGTCCGGGACGCTGGGGACGTCTTTGCCGTTGTTGAACGCCGTGGCCTTCTGACCGTCGCTGGGTCGCGGCCCCATGAGCAGCTTGTTTCCGAGGTTGCCACGGAGGGCCGGCGGCATGCCCGTGGTGGCCGAGCCCATCTGGGTCGCCACGAGCATGTGGTATCCGAAGGCTCGTCCGACGGCCGCGATGGACACGAGGTTGTTCAGGATGTACTGCTTGGTCTGCGCCTCTATCGCCTCGGCTATGGCGGGTGCGGGCGTGTTCTTGGACACCCGCCCGTTCTTCGCCCCGGTGGTGAGCCGCGACAGCTCGTCCACGCAGAGGAAGATGTAGGGCCACTTGGGCCTCTCCCCTTCGGGTATGGCGTCCATGTTCTGCCAACCGTGCTCCTTGAACGCCTTGTAGCGCTTTCCGCCCTCCTGAATCTCGTCAAGGAGGTATTGGGTGAGGCCGGCCGCCTGCAACAGCGATTCGCAGCCCCACCCGAATCGTGCCAAGAACGGTTTGGCGAACTCGAAATCCACGGACTTCGCCGGATAGTCGATGACGTATACCTCCGCGCCGGCGACGGCCTGCTGGGTGAGGATGTCGTTTATGGTGACGGTCTTGCCCCCGCCCGAGAGGCCCAGCAGGCTGACGCCCAGACTCTCCTTCCAGTTGACCGCCAGCACCTCCGGTATCTCCCCCGGCCTTGCCAGCTTTACCCCGATGGGGGTCTTCTGGATGTCGGGCCTCTCCAAGGTCTCGAACGGGAACGGCACCAGCGCTGGGAACGTCTTGGGTTCCGCCGGAACGACGTCGAGCTCGCCGGTCTTCGGGTCGGCCTCGTAGTACCAGCCCTCGCGCCCCGCGATCTGCCTGATGGCCTCCTCGATGCCCGCGCGGTACTTCTCCGAATAGGTCAGTCCGCCCTGCAACCTGACGTGGAACCCTCCGCCCCGGCGCTTCGACACATAGATGTCCCACGCTCGCACTTGAACCCGTTGCTCGCCAGCAGCCCCCTCGCCGTGGCGACCTTGCCGTCCAGCGGCTCGAACACGGCCTCGCCCTCGTATGGCCTGAACTCGGTCATCCTCCAATTGCCGCCGAACTGGTCCTCGTAGTATGCGGCGACCTTCCTCGCGGCGGCGCTGGAGGCGACCCTCTGCGACGCGGACAGGGCGACCACCTTCCTGTCGCCGCTGAGCGTCTTCACCACGTCCACGTCCTGCGGCTTGCTCAGTAGCGCGAAAGGGCCGTCCGGGTCGTCGCGGTCGAAGCCTGCCAGCACGAGGCCCGACCTCGACTGGTCCTCGTTAATCCACTTGTCGAGCTTGACTTGCAGCTTCGCGTTGTGCGTGGCGTTGCTCCACGGCTCGAACGGTATGAGGGCACCCCCCTGCTTGGAGTCCTTCACCTGACGCGGGATTCTGTAGCGCACGATTTCCGACATGTTGAACCTTCCTTGATGCGACTCGTTCCAGTGTTGGCTGTACGAACAGCCGAGTGGAGAAAGTCGTGGTTCTCGACGCTTGGAAGGAGCAGGAATGGCACAGAAAAGGCGGTCTTTTTCACCGTTCGGACCACAGGGGCAGGCACCCGCGGGACCGGAGGCCACGGAGCCCAAGCCGTCCGTGGACGAGGCCACGTCCGACTTCGCCGGGGTGGTCGGCGGAAAGCCCGCCGCATCGCACGACCCGGACGACGACGCGGTGTTCGGAACCGAACCCTTTGTCGCCGCGAAGGCACCCGAACCAATCGGTCCGCCGAGATCGGGCGGCAGATGGTGGGAGGAGCCGGACGCAGGCACCGAACCCAAGCCCGTGCCGGAATCCCCGGAACCGGCCGAGCCGTCCGCGAACGTGGCTCCCGTCCCTTCGGAGAAACCGGAGGCCGCCCGTGACGATGGGTGGGGTGCGCCGGACGGACAGATCGTTCAACCGCTGCCGACCCCGGAGACCGGGCCGGTCGGGGGAGGCAATGGCGGCAACTGGTGGGACATGCCCGACGATGCGGAGGAACCCGCGCCGGGGACCAAGCCGGCCTTCGATGCGACGAATCGTGCCGTCGAAGCCGACGTTGATTCGGCCCCCGGCCCGATGCGGATGGCCTGCACGAGACGCCGCAGCCCGATTCGTGGTTCGCCGCAGCCGACACGGCGGGGAATGCCCCACGAGGCGACCTCTGGGGCGCTGCGTCGGAAACCGATGACGAAGAGGGTTGGGGCGGGGACGAAGATGAAGACGGCGGTTGGGATGACGACGAGGAGGAGAAGCCCGAACCCGAGCCGAAATCCGGGCGCGGACTGTTCGGATGGCGCAAGGCCAAGCCCGACGACGCGGACGCCGACGAATCCGAGGAGGAGGATTGGGACGACGAGGGTGCGGACGATGACTGGGACGACCCGGACGACGCAGAAGAGGGACCTGCGGAACCGGCCAAACGGGGCGGATTCCTAGGGTTTCTAGGCGGACGGAAGGCCAAGCCGCAGTCCGGGAAGGAAGCCAACCCCGACGACGGCACCGACTCCGACGACGATGAAGGTTGGGGCGACCCCGATGACACCGGTGATTCCGACGGTTGGACGGACGACGGGGGCTCCGATGGATACGACGGTCTGGCCGAGCGGTTCGACTCCGCCGGCGAGGGTGCTCAGGTCCCTTGGAAGCCCATCGTCATCGGGGCCGTCTCCGTGGCGCTCGTGGCGGGCATCGGTTTCGGCGTCCATGCCAAGATGCGGGCCGACGCCGAGGCCGAGCGGGACGCCGCCTGCAAGGCCCTCGCCGCGTCGTGGAGCGACTGGAAGTCGGCGGCGAAGGAGGCCGACGACCTCAAGATCGAGCACTCGAAGGACGTCGAGCAGCCCTGCCCGGTGGATGCCAACGCGGCGAGGGCGGGGGCCAAGAATCTGGACGACAAGACCACGGGCCTGCGCTCCGAGATCGCCAAGGCCAAGGCGCTGGCCGGGGCCAAGGAGTCGGCCCGGAAGGCGCTCGAAGCCAACCCGAAGGCCACGCAGGAGACCAAGGACGCGCTGAACAAGGCGCTGGAGGGCGACGACGCGAACGAGATACTGAAGCTGTCCGCCAAGCTGCCCGAAGAGCAGAAGGCGGCGGAGGAGGCGGAGAGGAAGGCCGCCGAGGAGAAGGCCAAGGCCGACGCCGAGGCCGCCAAGAAGGCGCAGGAGGAGGAGGCCCGGAGGCAGGCCGAGGCCCAAGCGCAGGCGCAGCAGCAACAGTACACGCCCCGCAGGCAGTACGTCGCGCCCAAGCGCCCGGCCTACACGCCGCAGCAGCAGACCCAGCCGCAGCAGCAACAGCCGCAGGGCGGCGGCTCGTCCAGCGGCTCGATGGGCGGGTCCATCGGCTGATGGGTTTTCCTTCATTCCCGATGGTCGATCTGGCGTCGGGACGCCGCTTAAAACCGAATATGGAAGGCCCACGGATTCCTCTCGAACCCGTGGGCCTTCCACTTGTTGCCGCGGTGGGTCAATTCCTGCGGCGGACGGCCTTGCCGACCGCGACCCCCGCGCCCAGCAGCGCGAACCCGAAGCACATGACGAGCAGCATGGTGCTCGCGCCGGTGCGCGGTGCGCCGGTCAGCGGCTTCATGGTTGGCTTGTAGCCGAAGTCGATGTACTCGATCTCGTTCACGCCCCAGTACGCCTCAAGCGAGTCGGAGTAGGACGAGAGCTCGTCCTCGTCCGTGTGATAGCGGTACGAGTAGGTCTGCTTCAGACCCTCGACGCCCTTGGCGACGTGGGTCAGCACGTAGGAACCGTCCTTCGGCGCGTACTTGGCGTCGAAGGCGTAGTCGCCGTTGCCGTCGGTGGTCGTGGTCGCCATGACGTCGCAGCGCCCCACGGTCTCCTCGAACCTCCTGCCGGAGAGGTAGCCCGAGTCGGAACCCTTGCACAGCTCGACGGTCACGCCGGGGATGCCCCTCTCGCCGTTGTTGATGAATCCGTCGGAGTCGGCGTCGAACCACACGGTCCCATAGAGGCCGGGGTCCCTCCTGACCTTGATGCTCGCCGCGAACGGCACGGAGTTCAGGACGCCGGCGACGCCGTGGTTGCCGCCAATCCACACGTTGAACCGTTCGAGCGGCTTGGCGGTGTCGGACCTCAGCGTGATGACGCCGCTCGACGCCGCGAGCCGGGATTCCTTGGTCCCGTCCGAGGTGTCCGTCGTCTCGGAGGTCACGAGGATTGCCTTCACCCGCCTGCGCTGCTCCGCGGTCAGATCGTCCCATGCCTTCCATTCGTAGGCGTCGGGGTCGAGCGCCCTGTCCGGGTCGGTGACGTCCTCGACCGAGTACATGAGTCTGGTCGGCGTGGAGTCGCCGTCGTCAAGCCGTGGCTCCCCCGCGAGCACGTAGTCGGTGAACTTGGAGCTGCCACGGTTGTAGCCTTTCCAAGTGCCGTCCGGCCCCTTGCCGCCGTTGGCGAGCTTCGAGTCGTCGTTGCTCGGCAGCTTGATGACGGTGCTCACCTCGCCCGAGAGGTCGGTCAGGTTGTTGTAGATGTTCCACTCGTACCGCAATCCGTTCGCGCCGGCCTCGGCGTGGGTGACGCTCCCGGACGCGGAGGTCAGCATGCCCTCCGTTCCGAGGCGGGATTCGACGGGCGCGGGGTCGGACGACCATTCGCTGACGACCCCATCGGCCTTCAGGCCGTGCGACGCCGGGGTGCTCGCCTCGATTCTCGCCGGGCTGGAGATGGTGCGGGAGGCGTTGGCGAAGTTGGATACCTTGGCGGTCCAGTAGACCCACGGAGACTCCTCCGTGTAGGTCGCCTTGCCCTTGTAGTCGAACAGCAACGGGGTGCTTCCGACGGCGCAGCCGTTCTCCACGGCCTTGGACTTGTCGAGCGCGGTCATGTCCCACTTGTCGGTATCGGACTCGGACAGCCTGAACCCGGTGAGCCACGGGTCCGCGCAGGCCGTGAACCGCGCCTTGAAGCCTTCGTAGACCTTGATGTCCTTGATGTTCGAGGACAGCCTGTATTCGAGCGTGTCTCCCGGACGCGCGGCGCTGCGGTATCCGCCCTGCGCGTCGTTGACGGAGACGGACTCGAACGCGGTGGCGTACATCGGCAGGACCGACACCCCGTCCACAGCGCCGGAGTAGTTGCCCTTGACGGCGTTGCCGTCCTTGGTCTCGACCACGCCGAGCATGTGGTCTTGGCTGTAGTTGGTACCCTCCTGCATCCTCACATAGAAGACGGCCTCCCACGGGTCGTCGCTCGCCGCCTGCTCCGGGGTGATCTCATAGGAAGCCTTGACGGACATGTCATCGGCTTCCTCCACGTCGGCCTCCGTGGGCATGCCGTCGGACCAGTCCACCGGCATCTCGTCGTCGGGGATGCTGTTGAAATGCCAAGTGTCCGGCTCCTTGTCATCGTCGCCCTGCACCGCAGGTACTTCGGTCCACGCGACCTTCACGCCGTCGGTGTAGGTCCTGTCGCCGTTCCGTATGACGACCCCTTTGGAGGGGAGGAACTTATTGGTATAGTCGAAACTGTCGTAGAACGTCAGCTTGCAGCCCGACTCCCTGCACCCGGCGACCTCCTTGGCGTTGATCTGCAACCGGACGCGAATCTCGGTGCCTGCGGCCACCTTCTCGGCCAGAATGTAACCCTTCCCAGTGTACTTGTAGTTCAGCGTGCGTTCGCCGTCGCCCTTGCCGAAGGTGGTGTAGCCGTCCTCGAAGATCGTCTGCCCCTCGGCCTTCGAGGTCTGGAGCAGCTTGCGGAAGATTTTGCCGTCCGGGATGTCCCTGCGCGTCACATGCACGACGCCCCAGTTGTTGTTGGAGTAACCCGCGCGGCCGCTCAGATCATCGCCGTAGTAGCCGATGAAACCCACCGACCCGGTGTCGTAGTCCTTCCCCTTGCCGGTGCCGAGCTCGCTGCCGTCGTTCGTGACCGGGGTCGCCGGGGTGCCGTCCGGGTAGGCCGGGGAGCCTTTGTCGAAGTCCATGTGCAGCGTGTAGGAGAGCCTGCCGTCGCCCTCGATGCAGGAGTCCGGCCTGCCGTTCGGGTGCTCCCCGTCGCCGCATGCCTTCGGCGTGGGTATCTCGATGTTGAAGCTGGTGCCGTCCGTGGCGCTGTCCAGATGCAGCTTGCCGTCAGCGGGCCTGTACTCCTTTCCGTCGTACCCGCCCTTGAGGTATGTACCCGTGGGGAACGCGCTCAGGTCGAGCGTGCCGGACCAGCCGATAGAGCGGTTGCTGAGTCCCTTGGCCGTCTGGGACGCCTTCGGGCGTATGGGGTTCGCGGAGATGTTCAGCGTGCCCTCCAGCGTCTTGGCGTCCCTGCCCCACTCAAGGTCGTGTTCGTCGTAGGTGTCCACGCTGGCCTCGGCGTAGTTCATCGAGATGACCGTGACGGGCTCCAGCTCGACGCTTGAGTACTTGGCCCAGCCGTCCGCGTCGTCGCCGGTGTACAGGTCGAAGGTCTTGGTCTGGCCCCGCAGCGGTTTGCCGCCGTGGTTGTCGGCCAAGTACCAGAGGGCCTGCCTCACCTCGTTCGTGTAGCCGTCCGGGGCCCGGAACGTGCATCCGCCCCCGTTGTACCCCTTGGCGGACAACTGGCCCTCGGAGCGGCAGAAGCTCCCCTTGTCGGAGCTGTAGCTCAGGGGGAAGCCTTCGGGGGCGGACGGCACGAGCCTGACGCTGTTGTTCACGCCGCCCTTGAACTTCAGGTCCATCTCGTATTCCACGTAGTCGCCGGAGCACACCACGCCGTCGTCTGCGGCGTTGTCGCCCGGTTTGTCGCCGTCCGCGCCGTCGGCGTAGCCGTTGGCCGAGTTGAGCCAGCACTGGTCGGCCGTGCCGAACCCCGTTCCGTCGGTCACCTTGGTGAAGGTGACCTCCACGTTCGGCGGCGTGGGTTCCTCGGCGTTCGCCGTGGAGGCCACCGCCCCGGCCCCGCCCATCGCGGCCACCGCCGTCAGCACGGCGATGGTTCTCTTGATCGTGGGGAACATCGCTCTCCTTTCGTTGTCGAGCACTCTCAACCGTCTGTGCCTTTCCGCCCCATGCCGGCCCGGAACATCAACATTGGAGGTGCGGCATGGGTGTATTCGTTGAGACCGGTTCGTTCAGGAAGGCCGTTTCGTTCGCGGCGGGCGCGTTGCCCAAACGGGGCGGAGCGCCGGAGCTGTCCGGCATGTGGCTGAGGGCGAGGGACGACCGGCTGGTCCTCTCGGCGTTCGACGGCCTGCAATCGGCGGAGGCCGGGGTCGAGGCGCAATCGACCGACGCGGAGGCGTCGCTGCTGGTCAACGGCGCGGCCCTCGTGTCGTCGGTGAGGGCGCTGCCCACGGGCGAGCCGAAGACCAAGCTCACCTTCACGGAGGGCGGGCTGACCATGCGCTGTGGCAAGGCGCTGTTCGGCCTGCGGGGCATGCGGACGGAGGACTACCCCGTCCCGCCGGAGCCGCCCGTGGACGGTGCCGTGGAGATCGACGCGAAGGATTTCTCCAAGGCGCTGGAGGTGGTCACCACCGCCGTTGCGAAGCCGGGCGCGTTGCAGTCGATGCCCGCGCTCATGTCGCTGAGGCTCCGCGTCTCCGGCGGGAGGCTTGTCTTGGAGGCGAGCGACAGGCTCCGCATGGCCGAGGCCACGCTCGACGCCGACACCGACGCCACTACCGAGTGGTCCGCCCTCGTTGACCCGGACAGGCTCGACCTGTCCAAGGATGGCACGGTCGTGCTCCGCTGCGACGGGCGCAGGCTGTTGGCGTCGTCGGGCGACCGCCGGCGCAACCTGCCCCTGCTGGGCGTGGACTACCCGGACCTGTCGAAGGCATTGGGCGACCCGGACTCCCGGCCCTGCGCCGTGGCCTTCGACCGCGCGGCCCTGCTGGAGTCGTTGAAGAGGGCGATGGCCGTCACCGATAAGGCGAAGCCGAGGGTGACGTTCACCGCCACCGACGAAGGCACCGCGGACCTCTTGGCGGCGGGCGACGGGGATTCCCGCAAGTACCGCGAGACGCTGGACTGCAAGGCGACCGAGGGCGGGCTGGGCTGCCGCTTCGACCCGAACCTCGTGGCCGACTTCCTCGCCGCGATGGACTGCGACGAGGTGACGCTCGCTTGGCGCAGGAACGGCGCGAGGCAGCCGTTCGAGATCAAAGGCCCCGAGGGAATCCGGTGCGTGGTGTCGCCGGTGGTGCGGGACTAGCTCAGTGCGACGCTCCTCGCGCCCGTGGGGTCCGGGGCATCGTCCTCGGCATCCCCGCCACGGTATCCCTTGTAACCCTCCGGCGCTAGGTAGTTGTGCATGTCGGAGCCATCCGACTTGAGGCCGTCGCGCGAGGCGAAGTAGAGCACGACGCCCGTCGGGGAGTCCACGGTGGGCTGGAGCTCGAAGCGTCCCTTGAAATCGGGGCAGTCGTTGCAACTGCCGTTGAGGCCGGGCTGAAAGAGCTCCGCATCCGTCACGCAATGGGCCTTCGCGTCGAAGACCCTGATGCCGTTGCCTTGGTCGGTGAACGAGCCCGGCACGTAGTCGAAGACGTATCCGTAGCCGTAGGTTTTGATGCCCTCCATCGAGCAGTCGGCCTTCAGCGTCAGACGGTCGTACCCGCCGCCGAGGGCGAGGTAGTCGCCCGCCCAAGCCTTGCAATGCCGCGGCTCCGCCTCCGTGCGGGCGCTGGTCCCGCCGTGGCCGCCGTCCGCCAAGCCGAGCATGAGCAGGGCCGCGCACAGCAGGCCCGCCACAACGCAGCCCGCCGTGATTCCCGCGACGACCTTGGGCCAGCGGCGCTTGCCCTTGGTCGTCGGTCCGTCGTTGCCTTGGGTGGATTCGTCGTTCGTCATGGGCCCTCCTGATCGTCGTTTCGCCGTTGGCTGTGTGCGGCTCAGGCGGTGAGGAGCGTGGGCAGGTAGATGCCCGTCGGCATATGCAGTGCCATGACCTCAAGGCCGTGGTGCTTTGGGCGGGAGAGCTTGGGCGAGAGCGTCGATACGGCGACCGCAGGCTTCTGCGGCAGCTTGCCGAGCGTGGCCCCGCAGGCCGCGAAGGCCAACGTGTCCTCGGCCGAATTACTCGAATCCATCGGAAGGTCGGGATGCGGACAGAGGCACGCCGCCACGAGCATCACATCGTCGCCCAGCACCGCGGGCCTGTCCTTCCAAGAGTCGTAGCCCTTCGCCATGATGCGGGCCAGCTTCTCGTCGCGCTCCGGCCCCTCGTTGCGCTGGTTGGAGTTGAGCCATTCGGTCTCGGAGTCCAGCTCGATGGACGCGAGCGTGCCCTTGGCTCCCGGCATCATGGACACGAACCACGCGGGCATGTCGGGTATGCGCCCGACCGGTATGATGTAGACCCACATCGTCACGCCATACGCGGAGAGGCCGGGTGCCTCCATGAACACGGTGGCGCGGCAGTGGGAATTGTCGTCGTCGGGCCACAGCCTCTCGTCGGTTCCGGCGTCGATGACCGGCTTCAGCGTCTCCGCGCAGGACATCGCCGGGTAGATCGAGGGCCCCGGCCACTGCACCATCGCCAAGGCGACGAAGCGCTCCGTCCTGTATGCGCCCGCTTCGATTGCCGCCCGCCAGACGCGACGCGCGTACCTGCGTATCCAAGCCCTGTGCCTCGCCCTCGTCGTGGAGGACACCTTGGTCAGTGAGGACATGAAATGCTCCGTCGGGATATGGAACTCCACCGCGTAACCAGTCATGCCTTTGGCTGTCCGGCGGTTTCCGCGCCATGCCTTGGATGGATAGGAAAACAACGGCGAAAGGTTGGCGAGCAT